CAATAACTCTAGATTTGAATAATCCCGGCCACGCTTGACGTGATGGCTGACACCGCCCAACGCTTCATCATAGTCGAAGTTTGAAGCAGATTAGCATTGTCAAACGAATTATCAGTTGACGCGATAGTTCCGCCTTCGAAGACTAATTTTAACAATTTGTCAGTTCCAGGCGAAAGGATATAAATATTATCATTGTCAATGACTGAAGTCCACGGTGTAGCAGGATCCGCGACTTGCCGTAACGCGACTACCGGATAGCCCAAGAAATTAGAAATATATCCCATTCGAACATAATCGTCATCGAGAGAATAGCGGTAATTTGCGTCTCCTGGCAAAATAGTGGCCAAAGCACGTTTTGTGCCCAACAGTATTACTGAAGACGCGTTCCACGCCTCAACATTTTCTGCGAGACGGGCGATTTCGTCCTGGGAGTACCCAGAAACACGCAATCCTGTTACTGCTGTTGCGTCAAGAGCTTCCATTAAAACTAAGAACGCGTCATAGCTGTCTCTCAAAATTTGTGTTTCAATACTGCGAACAGCTTTAGAAACAAAGAAAGCAAGAGATTCTTGCCCTGCAAGAACTTTGTACATACCAACAACAACGGTCATCTGTCTGTTTTCGGGAATAAGAGTTCTTTGCCCGCGGAATTGCTTGTGAAGTTCTGTTGTTCGTTGTCTTGCACCGTGACGACTTACAGTAAACAAGTCGCGAGGTTGAACATCAAACGAAGCACTATCACCAAATCCAATCGTGCTTATAGCCGTATACAAACCAATATCTTCAATCAAGGTTTGTGGCATAATTAAATCAATCAGCGATCCTACTATTGCAAACGTAGCCCATGTTAGAGTAGGATGTGTTATCCATCTTTCCAATGGAAGATCTGCAAAGTCAGCAATGCCAGCCAACTTAAGAATTTCGCGTTTCATAGCACCATTCAGTTTTTCTTCTTTCTCAGAAAACGAAACAGACGTGCCATCATTTTTAGTCATACTGAAATCAAGACTCAAATTCTTATCGTTATTAGAACGATAATGTTTCCAGTAATCCTCAAACATTACAAATAGTTGCATAATCCCAGGAGACTGTGCAGCAAACTGTTTTAAATTAGTTGTGAGTTTCATATTTTTATTTCCTCCTTTTAAAGTTGGGATTAGTTAGGTTGATTACCAAGGCATTCCAAACGGTAAGCCAAAACGCGTTGTGTGTCAATCAAACCGGTTCCTATTGAAATATATGTTTCCTCCAAAAGTTTGAAGGACGTTGCGCTACCTGCACGTGCTGCTTCCCAAATCATAGTGTACGTAGCAGAACCAGCATTAACATAAGCACCAGTAGACGGACTACCAGTAATTCCATCAGAACTAATCAAAATAATATCGCCCTGCATAGGTTTGAAAGCATCAAATACTTTTGCACCAATGTTAGTGAAATTTCTTGGATCAGGATCCGGCCCACGGTATTCGCTTGTTCCAGATGTAACCGTTACCAATTCATCTGAATACGCCATCCACAGATCAAACAAGTCCGAAGTGCCACTAGTAATAACCGTATTCCACACCTCTGTATAACCAGAGCTCGCAGAAACAACGCTACTACTAAGTTTAAACATTCCTCCTTGATTGATATCGGTAGATGAACCAGAAACTACACTTCTGTTCAAAGAACCAACATCTGTAGCCATGATTTTGCTTGGAACTAATATTGCATTTGCCATTTTTTTATTCCTCCTAAAAATTAGTTAGGGATATGAGACTTAATCGTCCCAAATTCCCTTTTCTTCATTTGCTTTTCCAGTCATCCATGGCAAAGCAACCTTAGTAACATCTGAATTTTCAGATTCTTTCTTTGAATATGAAAATGCTTTAGCTTTCACGGCATTTTTCCACCCATCGAGTGTTTGCAGATCAAAGTTTGCAGAATCTTCCCGCAAAACAACCATTTCATCTTCAGGAACGATACCTTCAACTTCTTTCAAAGTAACATTAACTTGAGAATCAAAGTTTTCTTTTTCCATATCTGCTTTATATGAACGCAATTCTTCTAATTCGGCCATATAAACTTTTTCTTTTTCAGCATATTCTGCCATTCGCTCTTGCAAGCCACACATTCGTGCATACACATAACCAAAACCAACTGCATAATTTCTTTCATCTTCTGGTTTCTTGAATTCGGCTTCAAATGCGGCATACTCTTCTGTATCCTCTTTCAAGGATTCAAAAACAGAAGACATATCAAGATTAAATTCTTTAACTGAATCGCCATCATTATCTTCATCATTTGATTCATTATCTGAATCTTCTGACATATTAGCACTATCTGGCTTTTCTACCTCCTGTGGCTCCTGTTCAGGCGCTTCGCCAGCAGGATCTTTATCTTCTGTATTATCTACAGACATATCAACATTAGGATCCTTCTCTTCAGGAGTCAGATTATCTTTATCTTTTTCTGTCATAAATATCTCCTCTTTATTGTCTTCGGGACAACCATCATCCTTTAGAGCTATAATTTGTTTTGCCCATTTATACCCTTCGATTCCACCACATAATTGAAATGCGATATAGTCCTTTGAAGGAGGCGATTTTTCCATTTCAGATAAAATATCAATTTTATCTTTTGTAAAACGCTTAATTATTTGTTGTATCTTTTCTAATGAAGAAATTTCACTATTTGCAAGGTGTTCTGCTATAAATGAAGCAATATCATCTTGATCACCATATTCCTTACTTAAAGCCAAACCAAGCTTTGCACTCGCTTTAACTTTTTCTGGAATTGATAAAAATTCTTGACTAAATGCTTTTTGATATGCAACTTCTTCTTCTTTTGCAAAAGCCATTACGTTTGCTTTAGCGCCAGGTATTGCAGGCGTTACAAGCGACCCAAGCATAGTGATAGCCGTAAAAGCATAATCCAAAATTTCACCATTTTCATATTTATCATGATCTTGATGTTCAAATAAATTCATTTCAACAGATACAGGTTTGGTATCAGAATCTCTTTCAAAAAATTCTAGTAGTCTTCCACTATATTTTTTCCAAATCTTTCCCCATACAGAAAGCATAATTCTACCATCTTCTAATTCCTTGAACTCCATTGGTTTATCTTTTGGAATAAATCCACCAGGAACTTGAAATTCTTCATCGTGAGTACCTATGTCGTCTAGCACTGAATCATAAACCCAAACTAAAGGTTTTTCATATAATGTATGTGCAGTTCTTCGCAAAACTTTTTCACTTACATACATATGATGTAAATTATCGCCAGAGGCAAAAGCATCTATAAAAACATTCACAAATTGACTATCATTTTTGTCTTCTTCAAATCTAATATTTTCAACAGCAAATTTTAATTTTTTTATCAATTTTTACCTCCTTTCCACCCCCTAAGACTATAGGCAAATTTTTAACTGCATTTTCTAATTTCTCAGTTTTAGCAAAATAATATTGATTTTTTACAATACTTAAAATTGGTAAACCGCAAGTATATATCAAATAATGAGCAATATTTTTATTACATTTATATGCACTATCTAAAATTTCTTTAGTTGCATTTTTGATATACATAATAAATATAATTTTATTGCCACGCGAAATAGAATATGGAATCGACCTCTGTTAATACATAGCTTCCCGTAGAATCGGCTCCAAATACAAGTGAACCACTTGAATTAAGAACATAACCATTTGGCAACAAACTTCCAGACCTACTTAGTTGTGCAGTAAATCCTTTGATTGATCCTAAGCTGGTGTCCAAAGTAACCGCTGATGCATTCACATGCGCTTCCGTCACTGTTGCTGAACCTGTTCCAACTATTGATGTGTCGCGCCATGCCATATAATTGATGAAGTCGCCCGTTGTCATGGCATATGATCCCGTAGTGTCTTTGCCAAATATCAAACTTCCACTTGAATTAAGAGCATAACCACCAGGAAAGAAACTACCAGACCTAGATATTTGTGCGGTAAACCCTTTGATTGCGCCAATTCCAGTATTAATTGTAACTGCAGAAGCATTTGCGTGAACTGCTGTCACCGCCGCTGAACCTGTCACAATAGACTGACTAGTTTGTATGGCTGTAATTTCAGCATCATGCGTTGCAGAGGCAGATTGCAAAGTAGTAATCTCAACTGCTTGTGCAGCAGAACCAGTTTCAATTGTTCCAAGCAAATCTCCCAATGCAACATTTTGCGCAGCCCTCATTGAGTTATTCAGCTTTGTTTTATTGGCTGTAGATAAATTTGTCATTTTTCATTCCTCCTAAATTATTGAGATAAAAACTATCTTTCATTTGAATTTTCAAATCTTACCCCCTTGCTGAATATTGGCTCCAGTGGCTCTATTTTCAGAACCTTCTTCACCTAATTCATTTGCTTTTTTCCTTGGTCGTCCGCCTTTATCATTGCCTACACCTTGTTCAACAGATAAAATAGGAGTAAGGTTGTCTACAAATCCTTGTGCTTTTGCTTCTTCCATTTGTCTTTGTAATTCAAATGGACTCATTCCATTTGCAGCAGCCATTTTTTGAGGTAGCACAACACCCATTTCGGCTAACTTTGTTACTTTCTCAAATCTTTCATTTCTATTATTAAAAAACTGCGTCCCTTCAAATTTAACACTAAATTTATATTTCTTTGTCTTGCGATTAACTTGATAATTAATAAACGAATTAAATTCAGGATACAATCCTTCCATTAATTGCTCATCATTATTCAAACTTAATTGTGTTTCAATTGTATTCATCTTCAAATTAGAAGAAAATATAAGATTTGAGTTTACTCCGCTACTACCCAAAGCAGTTTTGAGATATGAATTATACATCTCGTTTTCGCTTTTAAATTCAACACCTTGAACTTCTTCAAGTGGAACGGCAGCAACTTTTGCAGCTTCTCCAATAGCAGCTTTTACAACTGCTAAAAATTCACCAAGAACACGCGGATTAATATTGAATTGATCCTTTTGTTTAGTTCCAGTGTCTTTCAATGTTCCAACTTGTCCTATGATAATTCTTGATGCAGTACTCATATTTATACTTTTCTGCAACGCTCTCATCAAAGGTTGTTGAACCAAATCCAAGAACAAACCACTAAAATATGGAACTCTAGTGACCACGGCTGGATCAAATTTCCAACACCAGCCAATATCAACGGGTATGTCTTGCCAATACATATAACTAGATGTGCCCCTTGTTAAAGGAGATGCGGCTGGATTATATCTTTTAAGATTACCCTGCCCATCATAAATCTGATTATATTTCTCTTTAAAAAATGGATCATATAAGTTTATATCAACACCAGATTGTAAAAACCAATACATATTCAATGAAAACAAAAATCCATGTGCCCAACGTCCAGTTATCATTGTATATCTGGGACGTGATGGAAATTCTTGTAAGATATATTTTTCTTCTTCTTTTGAATTTAAATTAAATCTGGGACTACAAAAGAATGCTTCGTTTCTAAGCAATTGTTTTACAACTGTTGTAAATTCACTTTTATAATCAAAACGATCCATAAATTTTTTCAGAACATCCAAATCTTCATTATAAGAAGGTTTTTTATAATCACTTGTTTTTTTAATATTTATACAACTATAAGTATAATCAAAAGCAAGCGTATTCCCCAGATAAGATAACAACCTTTTATATGGTTGGGAGGTAATTTCAAAATTCTGACTAAATTCTTGCAATTGTTCTTCAGAATCCTTTGGTGATTTCAAAGCAGCATCTAATGTGGCTTCAGTTGCCGCTACAGGATTCATAGATACGTCTTGCATTCTCTGATTTAAAAGAGAAGAAGACATCATGCCAGGATAATTCAATCCATAAAATTTTGCAAATTCTACAACTTGATAAACTTCTTCTTCAGTTAGAAGAATGTCATTTTCTTTGTCTGTCAAATTTTATACCTCCTTTCCCAAGGATACATCATACAGCTTGCGTTACAGCCATCATTTGTTTAAATATATCTTGATTTTCATTTTCCATCAATAAATCTTGTTCTAATATAGAAGCAAAATAATTACCATAAGATATAGCAGTATACCTATCTTTTCTCTGACCCCCAGGCTCAGTCAATTTTAAAAGACCACTAGCCAATCCTTGTTCAAGATTGATGCATTCATTGATAAATAAACTTGTTTGAACATATGGAGCGATAAAGAACGAGTTGGCAGCAAGATCTTCGGGATCCATGTATTCTTTTCTATATGGTGATCTAACCAGATAATCACCCGCTGAAGACTCTTCAATTAACAAATGAAACATTCTTTTTTGTAGAACGTCTTTCATTGCTACCGCAATATTTGCATTATCTCTAGCACCTGCACTAATTGGATATATCATAGGTAATGCATTCAATCCAGTTGTTCTTTCAAATAATTCTTCGCGCTTTGCAGCATCAAGAGATTTATGTTCCATGATAGTCATGGGAGGATATTCCTTTCCTCTTTCTTCGTCTTTGGTGATTGCACCTAACATATCATACATAGTTCAATTTTGTTATCCATAAGGCTTTTTATCCCTATGTTCTAACAGTTCATTTCCTGTTAGTTCGGCGTAAATCTTTATCTTTTTTGGAGAAATTCAGAAAGTTGTTCTGAATTATTTTTCTTTTTCCCATATTCTCTATGAAATTCTATATGACAATTCTGACAAAATGTAATACCATTAGATACATTATATCTCTCATTTTCAAAATCATTCCAATTTAATATATGATGTGCTTCTAATTTATTGCTGTGCTGTAAACATTTCTGACAAGTATACCTGTCCCTACCATAAACTGAATCTCGCCATTCTTTATATGGTGGCTGTAGTCTATCCCACCTTGGATGTCTTACACCGCCTTTCCAACTAGGATGATTTGATCCTGTCATTTTCTCCTGATATTCCGAAAGATGCATAATGTGTTCTACACCATACTTTTCAAACATAGTAGATTTTCTTTTTTCTTGACTTTCTTTAGTTTGATTATAATGTGGCTTTCCATATTTTTTTAAATTAGTTTCTATAATTTTCTTTTTTATTTCGTCAGATTCAAAAGGATTTTCAACTCCATATTTTTCTAAAAATGTATTGGTCAATTTATCTTTAAATTCTTGAATATACATTATTCTATGATCCCCATATCTAAAAAAAAGAGTTTCACTTGCCTTTATATGCTTGCACTCATCACAAGCATCTTTCTTTATAGGCGTTCTTGCAAGATTGGCTGTTCTACTTGCCCAACGAACACCATATTGATTACCACAATAATCACATTCTATTTTTACTTTTTCACAACTGCTAAATTTCAAATCGGACACCAATACAAAAATAGAATCACCCATCTTAGTGTACTCATATCCCAACTCTTCGTAATATTTTTTAGTTCTGCTATTCCATCGTGTTTCAACATGTTGATCTACAATCATTTCTCTTTTCTCCAAAAAAGATATTGCGGCCTCTTGGAAGTATTATATTCTATAAATAGGTTCAACTTCTACGCTCTGCCTCTGTCTATTTTTTTAAAAATGGACTTCGATTCGCGTTGGCTTCTCAGCTTTCACGCTTAATTCCGCAATTTATTACCTCAAAGTCACCAATGAGGAGGACAACTTAATTTATCCCGCTATTCATCATATCCAACACTAAATAATCAGCCCTAAAATCATAATAAATTTGTTTAATTTTCAATACTTGTAAAATAGAATTGACTCCAGAATATGATTCCATATAAACCAACTCCCTGCGAAATCCCTTCTTGGTTGGCAACAACCTAATGCATCCAGTAATGGAAAGGTCATTTGCCTTTCCAGCTATTTGAGCAATATCGCAAGTAACAATTCTAACTTCATCTCCAGCAATATCTAACTGATAAGGATTTTTTCTTTCGTTATATGTTTCATTTCTTTGAGGATAAAAAGCTTTCTTTATTTTTCTATCCCTTGTAAGCATTTGCAATTTAAAATACGCAAGGGCACTTTCACCCCAAGGAATATTATCAATTTCCATAAGGGCAGTAACGTCATCCATTGCCGCCCTATCATCTTCAATCATTTCTTTAGTTTTTATTCTGTGTTTTATAGCAGCTAAATAATCAATTGCAATAAACCCAAAATTTTTACCAAGAATCATATTTTTTATATTTTTCAATGTTTCTTCGTGCCACCATTCACCCTTGCGCCACGCAGAAGAAATAAATGCTTCTTTTGATCTTTCAACAAGATGCTGATATTTTGGATTTTTCAAATATGGCGTTTGTCTAATAAATGAAAACGGCCTAATTATAGCGTCTATAACTTCTTTCTCAATGAGTCTGAATTCTTCGTAAATTGTGAACGTGCTGCGTTTACCTCTGCTCGAATCTCTTGCTGCAACCACAACCACACGACTTCCATTGTGCAATTCAACCTCTCTTACATTCATATTAGAAGTCAAACTTTTTATTTCTCTTGCAACATTTGGATATTCATCTCGCAAGTCTTTGATTTTTTCATCAATAATAATACCACCCTGTTCTTTAGTAGAACTTACTACTACTACTTTTGAGCCAGGATATAAAACTGCTCTTGCCATAGCATATATAGCAAGCAACCATGTTTTACCAACAGCACGACTACATATAGAAACATACGAATCACTTACAGACATTGCATAAATCCATATAATTTGATATGGATGTAGTGTTATCCCAAAATAATGTTCTATAAACCTATGAACGTTTCTTCTATAAAAAGTAATCCAATCAATTTGTCTATTTTTTCTTTCTTGAGTTATTTCCTTTTCCGTCTTCATTATTTTAGGCTGTCTAAAAACATTTGAGCTACGTGCGCCCTGCCTATATTCATTTTTGAAGTTTTTATAAGACACTATTTCACCTCTTCGAGAATTCCCTTACCTTTCATCTCGTTTATTTCTTCAATTGTAAAATCGCGACTTCCATCAATAAAATTTTTTATAGGACGTGTAATGTAGTTTTTAATATATTTCCCAATATCATCTACATCTTTAAATAACTCATTATCCTCCCACCATTCCGCAGGAGTAGATCCTTCTATTTGTTTTATCCACACACCAAATGCATCAGCACTTTTACCACTAGAAGCCGCATTTTGTGATGCTGGAGTAAGAGCACTGCTTTTCATTACATCCATGAGGTTCTTTTGTAATCCAGCAGTATTTTTATCAGCCATCCTTGCTTTTCGAAGATCGTTTTGAATAAAACATATTTCTCGCATAAGAGTTATTTCTTGATGTGTATCGCATTTATTAGTGCGTTTCCAATTAGCAAGTTCTTGATCCAGATATAGATAATCTTCTACATTAAAGTCAATACCCCAAAATGATTTCCAATGGTCTGCTATATCTATTTCAACACCAACATCTTCCAATGATTGTGCTGGAACAGCTTTGGCTGGTTCAACAAACACCAATTCATCGTCAGCAGAACCATCTTTGCCAAACTTTGTTCTATTGACAGCACTTAATCTTGCTTTATATTTTCCAAAAATCCCAGAAGGTGCTTTCCCCTTTTGTTCTTCTGTTTCCAACTGTTTTTTCAAAGCAACAATGGCATTCTCATCGTATTGTAAATTCAATAATCTACACAGCTTCAGAATCGTTCTTTCCATTGTCAATTCAATTTGAAAAAACCTATTAAACATATCATTAATACATTCAGTACAAACAGAAAATTTACCATTAGCATCTAAAGAAGGATCAACCGCAGAATAAAAAAACTTTGGGTGCTTCATTTGCATACATTTTCTACAATAACATTCTGTTACAGTAACACCCGTTTTGGTAATTTGTCCCACTGTTTTTTTTTGTCTGCTTTTTATTCTTTGAGCCATAATGATTAACTCCTACGCATTATGAAACCACATTTCCTTTAGTCCATTATTTTTTGTCCAAACAAATGAAACTGTAGCTTTTTTAGATCCTATAAATCCCTTTTCATAATGCCATTGATCTATATTGGCAATGCTTGGCACATACCGAATAACCATACCATTTTTTTCTATAGTTGTCTGAGAATGCCAATGTCCCGCATGAACTTCTACGCTTTTTGAAAGACTCCATTCCTTTCTTGCTTCAAGATGCAACCAAGAAGGCATTCTTGCTTTAGCCATATCTCCATGAGCAAAACCAACAAGAGAATTTCCAAACAACCTAAATTTTCTCGGCAATGTTTTGCTATCAACAAGAATATTTTTATCATCTTTATAATGAGTTTCTAATACCTTTGCTAAAAAGAAAGAAAACGTTTTATCATGATTGCCATGTAGAAATATAAATTCTAATGGTGCAAGTCTAGATAAAGAATCAATGGCATAAACAAGCATTTCAACACCAAGGTCAAAAATTTCTGAATAATCCATGCCGTTTGTTTCCATGACAGTACCATATACAGTTGTATTTTTGATATTATCAAAATGGAATATATCACCCAGTCCAACTAAAAGAACTTTTGCAAATTTGGGTTGTGTTTTAGCCCTATTGTAAACATCATCAATAAGCCGTATAAACCTTTCTTTTATATCTTCTCCCAAATCTCTGCCAAATGGTTTTCCACCAATATGAATATCTGCTATATCAACCTCAAGCATCAATCCATCTTTATCATAATGTGATGGTTTAGACTGAGCGGAAACATTAAGTGGTTTGAATTTCTTAAAAAACTTTTCAATATCATCAAAAGTAATACCTTCTAATTTCTTAGGTCTAGCAGTCAATTTAGACTGATACATTAAAAGATGGCCTTGATCGTTTTTACGTTGAGCATGCCACAAATTATTCGTACAATGAAAAACACTCCATGTTTCAGGATTAAATCCGTGAAGTTCTAAAAGTTTTTCAGGATTTTTTTTATCTTCTTCATGAATTGCAATAACTTTATCTGAATACATTTTTCCATCATTTTTGATAGAAAATGTTTCCATATATTCTATGTCTTCATTGCCCAATACATTAGTTTCAGAATTCTTTCCTTTAGGAGGAATACCCCTCTTTCTTCTTTCATTCTTAAATGCAGATCTTAATTTCTCACCATTTCCCCCATACAAATCAAATTTCTTTGCAAGTTTGTCCCAATATGGACTTTTTATATTTGTGTTATATTCTTTCAAACATGCTATAAAAATTTCGTTTTTCAAAATGCATCTCCTCAATGTAAATTAGTACTTCAAACAAGTTCCGCATTCCCCACAGAATTTTAATTTTGTATTGCAGCTTGTTCCGCAAGTCACGCATATAACTTTTGTTCTTGTAAAAGTAGGTTGCAATACAGACGTATTTTCTTTTTCTCCAAACAATCTCAATGTAATTACATGAGACTGATCTTCTAATGCTCCCACATATGTTGGAGTAAAGTTTTGTTGGGTTTCGCTGCCTGGAACTGTAATTCCAGAATTGCCAAAGTCTTGTTCTTGGGATAAATTTGTCGCAACTGGCACACTAAAAGTCGTTCCAGTTTCATTAATACTGCTTGTACAAGATATGTCTCCACCAGTATTAATGGTATCTACACTATATGTAGTTCCCGCAGGATATGTAGTATAATCACCATACCATACATATTCTCTATATACAGGCCAATAAGGTTTTATCACCCAAGCAGGTTGTGGTTGAAACATAGGATATCGTTTTTTAAACTTAAATTCAATTCTTATAATTCCATCTTCTGGTTTAATCCCGCGATGATCAGCAATCTTTTGAGACATCTCAATAAATTTGAATTTATTTTTGACTACATTGCCATTCATATATCCCAATAATTCAGTGGCACAATTTGCCCTTACCACAATGGAATTCCCATTCAACACATCGCATCCATCAATTGAAACATCTACAACAGCATCTACGCTATTTAAATTTTTCAGATAAATTCCGTACTCTGAATCAAAAGGAAGAAAAACTTGATCTCCACTTTCTCTTATAGATTTTCTATCCATCTGAATTGCAACAACAAAATTATTTTTAAACATTTTTATTCTCCTTATGTATTTTCAGCTAGGAATACTCATTTTTAAAGCTGACTAAAATATTATTATTGAATAGCATCCCCCCACTCATCATCGACATGCTATTCAAGGGGTATAATTTTCTGCAATTATATTTATTGCATTCAATATAAGACAATCACAATTATCTTATTTTGAATAAAATAAATAATTTTTTCAATTTTTAGAACTAGTCTAGGGTGGGAAGAGCAACCCACCCCAGACAATCAATTTCCCCACAATAAACAGAATATCCCTATCCCCTTAGCAAACCAAGCCCTTTATCTGCTGAAGTATTTCTTGCAGTTCATCGCGTTCATTTTCAATTTGATCGCAATTTTCTTCTATTGGTGGATCTACAGGGGGATCTGGTGGTGTTGTTGGGTTATCATTAAAATCATTCATCCATTCAGATGCGGTTTTAGATTCATGCACCCATCTAGATAAATCCAGACCATATGAAGTACATCCCTTCGCTTTACCATCTGCTTTGTCTGTAGTTTGGTGCATAATAAGATTTTTTCGTTCAAATGTAGAAGGCATGCGTAATTCATCTGGTAATTTTTGAGATTCTCCAACTTTAGCATACCAAGCCATCCAGAGCTCATATTCTCTATGCCATTCCTTTTTGCCCATAATTTCATCCCAGGCATAAGATCCAGTATAAATCAAAAATTTATGACCATATTTCTGTTCACCGTCTTTCAAAATACGATAAATCATGTCATTATTGAATTTATGATTCTGACCTTTAATTTCTACATCTAAAACTAGCGGACAACCAATTTGATTCACTCTTGAATAAATTGCTTTATCTAAATAATCAAGATGTTTTTTAGCTGCCCTAGCTGAATTAGTATCAATTTTTTGATTTGTTACAAAATAGAATGTTGTGGGCATTTTCTTTTCTAACATCTGATCAAAGAACCATGATGTATGAGGATCTGTATAATAATCCGCAATTGTAGCCCTACACACGTTGAATTCTTGTACGGGTGCTACACTAACAAATTTATCCACATCCATGTGTTCTTTTCTACCAGGATCCCAAATTTGGTATCTACATACATCATAAATAACGGGTTCTGTTCGCATTTGTTTTCCTTTTATTAAATACTTTTGCTACAATACCTTGTCCACCTCTAGTTTTATGCGGTTCTGTTTTATTGGATCTATGATGATCGCAGTAAAATTTTGCATATTTTCTGGGAAACCATTTTTTCATCTCAATTTCTTCAATCCACCACATTATTTCACGTACTCCTCTCTACTGCCAAGAGAATCCCTTTGGTAATGTATATCAAATTGATAAGCCAAAGCATCCCCATCATAAACATCATCATCTCTATACAATTTCATTGTTAAAACAGACGATATTGTTTTTCCAGTTCCATCAATAAAATCTAAACATTCTGAAACTTGATGTATGCTACCACTTGTAAATGTATATTCATATTTATCCAAAACATGGGTTTGAAAAGATCCAGAAGTATCCGCATCCATATTGATCCATTTATAATCTAATTTGAAAACGGCAGCAGCATCTTCCTCTTGTCTCCAATGAAGATGAGGGCAGATTGTCGTTCCTTCTGCCCAACTATGAGGCATTTGTATAATCAAGTATAATATTTCTGCAGTGTCGTTTTGTGGAAACAAATATCCAACATTTGTTTCGTCAAAATCTGGTTTTTCATTTGCCCCTATTTTTGTTGTAGTAAGAGGCATTATTAGATCTTCCCAAACTAAAGCACTGCCAGACATTATCATTGTCCCATCTGATTCAAAGTGGGTATAACTTTCTGCACCATTTCCAAATTTAGCAACTGATCCAGATGCGTTTATTACATTTACAGATCCACTTATTTGAACGTCTGAAAATCTGCCAACTCCGCCAGAAATGTCTATGCTACTTGCACTTTGAGAACTCATTGTTCCAAGGCTGTGAACTTCGCTGCCACTAGAATCAATGTGTGATCCCGTAGTATTAGAGAAATTCTGCAATCCTTGTATGATTGTGCCCATTGATACTCTTTGAGAGGCAACATTCATTTTATTTATGGTATCACGACTTACATTACTAATAGCCATAAAGCCTCCCTTTTAGTTATTGAGAAAGTTTTAAATAAAACCTCCCTTTTATTTGGAAAAATTTCAGAAACTCGCTAGTCCTTGAGGGTTAACCAAACCATAATCTGTCATTCCTGCAGAAACTAACTTTCCGCCTTTTCCTTCAGCGAATGGGGAAACTCTACGACCTATTTCGGAGCCGTCGTCATTGGCTAGGAATTCATCTAGGTAGAATGTGCCAGAGGTTCCTGCGTCTAGACCAAATGCTGCCCCCAAACGAAATGTTTGCATGTCAGCAAAAATATCATAGTTATCTATTGATGTCCCTGATGCTTTAGACACCCCATCAATAAACAGTTCAACAGATCCGTTAGAACTAACATCGGTAGCTGCCTGCTGCATGTCTAATTCAATAAAGTGCACAGAATTTGTTATATTTTCAGTAAAATTTATAACATTTTGATTGGCATCATTCCTACTTGTTGTTCTCAAATTGTAACCATTTGCTAAGGTGTATCCCAACTGAACTAATACTATAAAATCTGAAGTTGTTCCAAAAAATTGCAATAGTGTAAACTCATCATTATCAGCCATTGTCAAGGTATTAGGGTTGACATAAAACCTAAACCTCAAAACCCCCGTCCCCGTATCCGCCTGATCAACTTGCCCATACATAGCATCAGTAGTATCCACAAAACAATTCAACCCAAAATTAGTTCCAGCCAATCCAGCAGGATTTGTAACTGATAAATCTCCGCCGTCTGTTGCTGTGGAGTCGTATTGGGAGAGATCGCCTGTTTGGTGGTCTATGTTGAATAGGGTTCCTGAAGGAGTTGTTACTGCGCCGATTTCGGAGCCGTCATCGTTGGCTAGGAATTCGTCTAGGTAGAAGGTTCCTGATGTTCCTGCGTCTAGAAATGCAGGCGTTCCAAACTGTAAATTGCTTATATTTGCAAAAGCATCAAAATTATCTTTTCCAGTTACTTCTGTTTGAGCTATTCCGTCAATCCACCACGCAATTGATCCATCAGAGGATACATTAGTCGCAGCTTGTTGAATATATGCTTCGATATAATGAACATCATCTGTAATATTAATTGCTACTGTTTCAAAATATGTATTATCATCTTCACGAGCAGCAATTCTTACCCTGTATCCTGTAGCAACAGTATAGAGAAAATTTACATAAGCCAAGTAAGATACACCTGCCTCAGTTGTATTCAGCGTCAAAATACTAAATGCTTCCCCCTCTCCCATAGTTAACCCATTAGGATTCACATAAAACCTAAGTCTCAACTTCCCCCCTCCAGGATCAGTTTGATTCATTTGCCCATACATAGCGTCATTTCCAACATCAATTAAACACTGCAACCCATACGAATTAGTTCCACTCATATTAGCCGCAGCAGTTACAGAAAGATCGCCCCCATCCGTAACAGTAGAATCATACTGGCTCAAATCACCAGTCTGATGATTAATATTAAACAAAACGCCCATATTTCACCTCTTATTTATTACAATCATCAACCCCAATAAAACGCCCATTTTATTTAGGTTCTTTTGGTTCAGATTCATCTTCAGGCCATATATCAGGTTCCGCCCCAGTTGCTATTGCAATGGTTCCATCCCTGTTTTTATGGAAAAATATGGAATCTTTAGTTATATATTTATTGCATTCTGTTAAAATTTTTCCAGCCGTATTAAATTGGCCAAGTAAATCAGTAGCCTTCAAAGTAAAAATCCCCTCATCAGATTCAACAATACAACTAGTATTTCCACTTTTAAATGTAGCAACTCTGCTTATACCCATTTTTTACCCCTAGTATACAATGGCTAGGAAAATGCTACTTGCACTAGCTTCAACAACTTTTAAAGAAGAAACCAGAACATCTTTTCCGTCTAAATTTAAAACTCGATTGCCATCAGCATTTTCAAATAATGTGGCATTACCAACATTATTAACGTTTACACTAATTGAAGCAGATCCAGAACTGATCAACGTTACCTTTTTTGCTACAAATGGAGCCGTGGCAGGTATTGCCAACCTTTCCCTAAAAATATCCATTAAATCATAATTAGCCGAAGCGGAAGTTAATGTTTCGCTATAGTACCTGCCCTGTATATCACTCGCCATATTCCAATTCCTCCTCTAATGATTCTTCATGCGCTACTTTAGCACGTTTGCTCAATAATTGAGATGGTGTAAATTTCACCCTAAAAGATCCACTGTATTCCAATATTTTCTTCTCGCGCATATTCCAATATTTTTTTGGCTTCATTGGAGTAACCTGCAATGTAAAAAGCGCAGGAATATGAAGTATGTCTTGATTCTCCACAACTTCTTCACAGATCTCTTTAAACCCATCCATCAATATTTTAACATCACCCTTAGTAAATTGATAACGTTCTGATAATTCTTTTATTAGCCATTCACGATTAAATCTTTCATTCATTTTTTATTTTGCTCTCTTTTTTATTTTTATAATTTAAATTCTTTTTCTAAAATATTTTCAATATTGTCCAATTCCCAATATGGTATTCTAAGAAGTCTTATATTATTTTTCTTACAATAATTATTTTTTAAAAAATCTGTTTCTTGTTGTTTTTTTAATCGTTCTTCGCTAATTAAAGGTAGATAATGAAACTCCCCATCATATTCACATAAAAAATCTAATTTGTCCATTTCAAAATCATTAAAAATAGCGAAATCAAATCTAAGTTTATAATTATTTTTAGATTTCAAATCTTTAAAAGAATATTCTTTGTCAAAAAATATTGAATGATTTCTCAAAAATTTTATAATTTTATCTTCGCCCTTAGATCTTCCTTCTAAAATATCGCAAATTGGACACTGACGATTCCTGCGTATAAAAGCCACTGAATTAACTCTTATAAAATTTTGACATATTTCATGAAATAACCAAACCATTCCATTGCGAACTTTGAGCTCACTAACAACTGAGTATTCCGCTGCTTTTTCATCAGTCTCACGAGAACCAAACACTAAAGGATAAAAAAATTTAAACAAGAAATTTACATGCCTGTTTGGAAAAAGATAATATCTTCTTCTATATATTCCAAAATATGCAATAACTTCATCTGGAGGATTCATTTTAAATATTTTATCAAACCATTCAGTCTCTTCTTTGTCCTCTGGGGTTTTACACATGTCACTAATATCCATATAACATTTTATTCCTTTATTTATATACCTTATTAACAAATAAATTTATAGCGTTACATTAACGTTTTTCTCTATGTTTTTTTACTCTAGCAGCAGTTTGTTCATTTTTAGACGCTGGATAACATTTATTACATACAACTCTTCTTTTAGGTTTCTTTTTCAATTGTTTTCCACAGCTATCACAAAAAAATGGCAAAAACAAAGGAACATTGTCTACATCGTCAACAATAAATGCTTCCCCATCACCATTGTTTCTATTGTCCATGTCTACAAATGTTACTCTAAAAGAATTTGAAAAAAATGTGGCCTGGATTAGTTCAGTATTATTCAATGCATGTAAAATTTTCTTTCTTTCTTCTTTGGGAACACTTACCTTAGCCCTTTTAATAATTTCAGTAAATTCCATCTTGGCATAAAAAGATTCCGCTCCTTTCTTAGCTAAATATTTAGCAGAAACAAGCATAACTAGTAAAATTTTCTCTTTATTGTAATTTTTTACAGATCTTATTGATTTTAGTTCGTTTTTAGTAATTTTAACAGGATTTTCTGAGTTTAATGCATATTTCAATGAATTTCGCACAATATTTTTTATTATTTTATCAAAAATAACATGATTAAATTCAGGATTGTGTTCTTCACAAAATAATATTAGATCTTTTTCTATTTGTCTTTTATTTTTTCCTATATGTTTAAAATATTTTGCAAGGATAAATAAATCGCCCCTGGACATAAAAGAAGAAAATCCAGATTTCAATATTTTTTCAGCGTGCCTTTTTTCATACAATATTTTCAAATTATATCTCAATATTTTTCAATGCATACATATTGCCCAAATATTCAATATCTCCATTTCTGTCCAAAAAGGGAGCCACAATATTCTTCTGTTTGTTTTTCATAATGTTTTGAATAATCCCCTCAGAAAAAACACTCCAAGCAAAAGATTTATTGTCTGCAACATGAGCTTCATAGCAAATTGCTACTGCAAGATTTGCTAATTCGCTTATATTAGAACTAATTGTATTATAGGCTTCTTGACGAACAGACTTATTAAATTGTTCAATAGTTTTATACTTAGCCGTACCATCTTCATTATAGATCATGGCAAAATTACGTTTTTCATTTTTATATTTTTTATATAAATCATATAATTTTTTCAATTTTGTTGGATCTGTTTCAATAGAATGGTCTTTCAATAACATGATGTTCTTTTCTGTAATATGTGGACGATGTTTTTCTTTAAGTAAATTAACTTGCGATTCCATATAGTGACAAACTTTATTCATAAGACATTTTGAATCCAGCAATGGACTAAACCTATAATACTTGCTAATTGTATCATGCTCTTCTTTGGTTCCAGGGTTTTTTAATAACTGGTCAAGCTCTTTGCCAAAGAATGCAATCGAATAATTATCATAATTATGCAAATGTTTTTTATATTTCTTGTTGTAGCCACTATATAAATAACGCATAAAATAAGGACGCTTATCTATTATAATAGAATTGTCAAGGTCTATTTTTTTGAGATCTCTACTAGAATATTCCTTATCTACTTGTACTTTTTGCCACGTTGTCCAATGTTTGGGAAAGGGTTTGACTTGCAATCCTTTAGACTTGTCTATTTGATTTCCTTGTTCTTTACGACAAATTTTTAAACGATTGATAAGGGTATTGTATTCTAATGAACCTTCTTTATATTCTGGCAACATAGAATACAATGTGGTGCTACAATTGGTAATGAAGCCTATTTTAGTGTGAAAAGCCTTTTTATCTACTTTATATAGTTCTTCTTCCATGATTGTTTCTTTGGAAATTTTGTTTAATTCATACGTAATGGGCAAGCCCCCATACGAACCGTCAATTATTTGAGTGTTGTTTGTAGTCATTATTATGTCACCATCAACGTCACTGTCTGCATGAAGCATAGTGTCATGGCCATGGATATTATAAATGATACCACCTGTTATATGTTTGTACCAGTGTTTTTGTTTTGCTCCAGAAATCAAGTTTAACTTATTTACTTCAGATCTCCAAGTTAAAGGAGGGCGACAAGCGACTACTATATCAACATCTCTTTCATTCCAATAAGTACTATAATGAGTGTTCTTTTCTAACAAGCCTTTAACAGATAGACTAAATGCATGTTCCATAAACGCATAAGGATCATGTATCATTATTTGATAATTTCCATCCATTATTAGATTACCAATATAGGATTTTTTAATTTTCTTGTTTAAAGATCTAATGATGTAATTTTTAATGTATGGATCAGTTAACAAGTCATTGTGCAACAATATGGCCTTGGTTACATTGTCGTACACTTTATCAATAATATTAGAATCATAAGATTTGCTTGAATTTTTGCCTAACAAATATAATAAAGTATATGCAATATCTTCATTGATTACTCCCTCAAAATAATCAATTGTTTTTTGACATAATTTTTCAATTTGTGATTCATTTAAATCAAGGGCTTGCAAAAACTGATAGTTACTAAAAACAAATGTACTTTCTTCTTTAGGAGCATATCTGGAAATTCCCCAAGTCATATTGTTTTGTCTACATGCTTGTATATATGTATCGCACGAATCATATGCATTCCATAATTTAAATTGTGATTCTGTTAAAATCAAATCCATGTCTCTTGTATTTACAGTATTTCCCCATATATCTTTTATCAAATGCTTTCCAATTTCATCAGAGAATTTATTAAAATCCATTACGCAGACCATTCCCTTTAAAAAGGAATTGCGGATTATGAAAGTAGCAGGTATATAATCTAACCCTAAATCACCCGCCCACATTTCAGCCCCCCTTGGAGAAATCAATCCCATCCCATCAAACAAATTAAATGAAATTTCCATTTGTTTTTGAATTACTGTGTTGTCACCATTGATATAGTCAACTTCAACCGTTTTAGGAATTACACAATCTGGGATCACACAAAAATATGGTTCGCTTACTTGTAATGTAGCTGAAGCACACAAAGCAAAATATGCATTAAACTTTGCTGGAACTAATTGAGTTGAATTTCTATTATTATTCAATAATTCTTTCAATTCAAACTCATAATTTTCTGCTACAAATATAACCGTGTCTCTTCTGGCATTTCCAGCCCCACACAATAATCTTACAAATTTTTTGTTGTTTATAAAAAGTCCATTTTTAATTATATTATCATAGTGACGGTTATCATCTATAACCACACTAATGATTTCTGGAACAAAAAGAATTCTGTCTATGTTACCTTGCAATCTTTTTAGTTTTTTGGAATTTTCTTTACTAGAAACTCTATTTTTAATTTTATTTTTTTCTGTAAACAGAGTGGTTATTTCTTCTTGATTATTTTGTTGGTCTTTTATGTTCCGCAAACTTCTCAGCATTTGTGAATCCCCCATACTGATCAATTCACCATTTTTACGACTTTGGCCTATGTCTAACTTTATGTTGTAATCATTGTTTTTAAGCCTGCTCGATTTAAATTTAAATATGTAGTACTGTTGTAGCTTTTTAGGCGTAGTAATAAGTACCTCCAGAATAAATTTTTAATATGCTTGACTTACATATTTCCTAAATGACATTTCTTCCCAATCAGATTCTTCTTTTCCATTATATCTGATTGAATAATCTAAATCAATAAAATTTATACACAAACTGCCAGAGTTGTCTGAGAACTTTTCTATCCAAGTGCATATTTCACAATGAATACATAAATCACATTCAGATAATTCTAATTGGGGGAGATTGTTATTATTACTACTATTGTCACTATCCATACTTTATTCCTTTCATATTACTAAAAGTATACCATAAAATTACCGTTTTGTCAAGTGGTTGTCTATTGACAAATATACCAATATATGTTATAATTATTACTAGAAACTAACATTTAGGAGCACAATGAATATTGAAATAAAAGAAATTCTTGCTAGATCCCAAGTAGAGGATGTAGAAATATGGAAAGAAATGGCTAATTGTGACTGGGAATTATGGATGACTGAATTGAGAAGGTTTCTGGCTCTCCATTATGCCATTCCCAAAGATAAATTAAAAGATACTGGTAAAATGTTCCATAGTATCGAGAAAACTTTATGAGCAGAGTAAAAGTAATAGATGGATATCCAGGGTGCGGGAAAACAAGTTTTGGAATCCAAACAATCAATGAATCGGATTCGGACACTAAAATAATTTATATTACTCCATATCTGGATGAAGTAAACAGAATTATAAAATCTTGTCCTAATAAAAATTTTGTGCAACCAGATGCCAGAAAAGGCAAAGGAAGCAAACTAAGACACCTGGTTCAATTAGTTATGGATGGAGAAAATATTGTTTCTACCCACGCACTATTCTCCAATATATCTGATGAATTGATACAAGCATTGCGATTACACGAATATATATTATTTCTAGATGAAGTATTTCAAACCATAGATAAATGGAATGTATCTGGGAAAAAAGACTTAGCCAGAGAACAACAAGACCATATTACAAGAAATGATGTAAGTATATTAAAAGACGATAATACAATAGGGGTCGATGATGATTACACAATACGATGGCTATCTAATAAAACTCTTAGTTTTTATGAGCCAATGAAAGAAATGGCAAACAGAGGACTATTATACTTAGTGAGCGATTCATTATTGCTATGGTCATTCCCAATAAGTGTTTTCATGGAAGGAACATTCTCTGAAGTATTTATTATGACTCACCAATTTTCTTCACAAATGCAAAGCTATTATTATGATTATTTCGAGTTGGATTATTCTATTTATCATATTGTACACGATCATATAAATAACAAGTTTTCAATTGAAAAGGGATTGCATGACGAAAGCGAGTGGAAGCAAAAAATACTTAGAAAAATAGTTTTTCAACAAAATCATAAAATAAACAAAATTGGTGAAGCTTACTATGATACCAAAAATAGATTACATGAAACTACTCTCTCTTCTAACTGGTATGATAAAAATCCATCATTTATTCCAATTCTACAAAATAATATGAGAAATTTTTTTACCAATATTACTCATAGCAAATCCTCTGAAAGATTGTGGACTTGCTTTAAACCACATATCAATTTACTAAAGAGTAAAAATGTTTCGCCTAAAAATCATATTTCAGTAAACTCCAGAGCCACTAACAATTATGGGGATAGAACCGTTCTGGCTTACATGGTGAATAGGTATATCAATCCTTATTATAATTTATTTTTCAAAAAAAGAAATATTCAAATAGATCAAGATAAGTTTGCTCTATCAGAAATGCTACAGTGGATATTTAGGAGCGCCATAAGAAATGATAAAGAAATACAAATTTATATACCTAGTGAAAGAATGAGAAATTTGTTGCGAAAATACTTAGAATATTAAATATGTGAATTTGACTAGTTTTAAATACCCTAAAACTCAATAATTCTAGTGTAGTAAACCCGCGGCTTCATGACTTAGTGAATTTCTAGAATAAAAGTTCCCTAGAATTATAAAATTATTAGAATCCACAAAAAAATATATAGTTATCAACAGTAATATTTTTCAATTTTATAGAAATATTCTGAGATGTGTTAAAAGAAGGGTATATAGAATTCCCTATTTTTCTGTAGCCACAAAAACAACTTCCCTCTTTCATTTTTAATTGCTTCACCTATATAATAGTCTTGTTTAATAATATAGAATACTAAATTATTATTCGACATTATAGTATACTAGATAATCATTATGATTATCTAGTATTTTTTTTTAATTTTTTATTTAACTTCCCCGTTACCCAGTATACATTATACCTTCAAAAAATACTAGAAACTCAATATTTATATGAGTGCCTTTTTTTATTGTCATTGAATAAGTTATTATTATTTTTTATTTTTCTATATGCCATTTTTATATTTATGACTGAAGAATTGCATAGTGAATAAATAGTGGAATGTGATTTGTAAAATGAAAAAAAATGATGTGAAATGTAGTGTGTGAGTAAAATAGCCCGATGGCCCTGTCAATTCTTGGGATACTGCCAATATTTATACCACCCTTCTATCTAGTATTACTTCTCATTATATTATAATAATAACAAGTAATAAGGATAAATGAATAGTTTGGTGATAGGATTAAAGAAAATTGAATATAAACCTTAAGATTATTGAGTGTATACATATAAAATATAAATTTAATTTTAAAAAAAAATATATATACATCACATCATACATCATTATATCATATCCCTATAAACTATACACCATATCATTATAAATTATATACCACAAACATACCATATGTATATACATTGTACTCACATAATGTATATTACCATCATATACGTTACAAGGATACCATAAAATGCAATCAGAGTACAATTAAAAAGTAAATTGATATCCTATAGTCATTTATTGTAAAATAATCACTTAGAATCGCTGTATGATACCTTTAAACACGTTTTAAACTGTTGTTGTGTTGGATACATTTTACCGGATAAAAAATGCTTGAGATAAAATAAATCCTTTAAATGAAGTAATAATCACTTATAAGAGAGAATCCCTAGTAAAATAGAATGTATGTTCTAATTGTATGATCTTGTTGTGGTAGAGAAGGCTTCTCTATACACTATAGTTAAGTTAATATTAGTATATACTGGTATCATGCTACAATACATATAGATACTTATCTATATATGCATAAGCTATACTGTATTATAGTACTAATACACTATAGTATAGTATCATCCTACAATACATATAGATATATATCTATATGACATAGTATATCATATCGTATAAATGCAATGATAGAGTGCTTGACAAAACAGTACTTCCAATTGTATAATTTTTGTAGGGTTTAACCCAAACTATTAAATCTTAATCAGACAAAAGGAGTCTAAAATGTTGACAATAAGAAAAATACATATAATAATAATGGTTGTTACGATGACAAGGAATGCCATATTTGCAATGTGGTTTTTGTGGTATGCTATTCTTGTATTAAGATAATATCTGAAACAAAAGTATTTTAGAAAAAAGAGGCAAAATAAAATGTACGCAATACATGATAGAATAATTTATATCGATGGGGTAAAATTTCATCTTGAATATAACCCTGTTGAAAAGTGGGGTATACACCTAACATACAATGACAGAGAAGTAGTAAATAAATATCCCACATTGACAAAAGCTATAGCATTTTGTCTATTTTGTGTTGATAGATATTACTCTAATTTGTCACCAATAAAATAAGGATTTTATCATAATGAAAACAATTGTAAGCTTACTTGATTTTTGCAAAAACAAAAGGGATATCTTTACAGGTTTTTTAAATTGGTTTTTGTGGCAAGTATTGTTTTTGAGGTATAAACTTCTCAAAATTAAAAATCAAATTATTCCTTGATTTTACTTGCGTAATTTGCTATTCTATAGAGGTATGAATAGCAAATTATCAAAGTGAAATTAATCACTAATTTTTATTCAAAGTACTTTACAAAAAAAGGAAAAAATACATGAAAAAATATAATACTGAAATAATCGCAATTTGTACAATGATGTACATAATTTATTCAATAATTCAATTCATATAAGGAATAGGTAAAATGACTGAAACACAAAAAAACGCAATGGTTAAAAATTATGAAATGGTAGAATTAACTGTCAGGGAATATCTAGCCCTACGCAATAAGGGAAGGATTAATACCGCTATGGCGTATCAGCGAACTGATAAAAATCACTGGAATAAACCAAACATAGTTGATAATTTTGTTCGTTCAATTTTGACTGGTAGACCAATTGGTTTATTTTTGGCCACACGTGATAATGGCATGTATAATATGGTAGATGGGAAGCAACGGACGCGCACGTTGTCAAGCTTGTATGATGGGTTGCTTACCCCTACAGACTATGACGACAATGTTAATGGAAATGGTGTTATGGATTGGCAAGAACGCGAACGCGAACAATTTTTAAACACTGTTATCATGATGGTTGTATTGTCTCTCGATGATAGCGAAGTAGTAGAATATTTCATCGATATAAACCGCGGTGGAATTCCATTGACTCTGTTAGAAGCGAAACGCGGTGAAATAGTTGACAAATTATTAGACCTTGATTCTTGCGTGAATCATAAGGTTTGGGATTTTATGAACGACAAAGCAAACTTGAAAAACAACCCGTTTAAATCTTTGGTTGTTGAGTCAATTGTTATACAATCTATTATGTCAATGAACGAAGAATCCGCAAACCTTGACTATACCTCGCGCAAGGCAATAGACTGGTTTATTGCGCATACATTGACGAAGCAAGATATCGCCAATTTGAAGAAAAAACTGGATAGATTGTACTGGATTGTATCAGTAGAATTCACTGAAAAAAGTGATATCGCAAGTGTAAAGCGTTTCTCAAAAAAGACTCATGTAGAAGCAATCCTTGCGAATCTGGTAGGCAATGAGAAAAAAGAATCATGTGAGAATATGACTCTTTATCTCATTGAATTTTTTGGGCAATTGCGCAATGCGCGGTCCGATATGCGCATTTTCTACGGCGATTCTTGTTCTTCTGCTACAGCGTCAAACGGTCAAATTGTCAAGCGTCATGAAATAATTGGCAAGATTCTATCAGGCAATGGTGACAAACCCAAGCCCATTGTAGAAAAAACCAAACCAAAGAAACAAACCAATAAATCGCGCAATGGCGAACCTGAAATTATTGACGCGGATACCATGACAGAAAAAATGGCAAAAGTAGAATCCGCCAAAGAAGAATCCGTAAATGATTTTACTCCGCGCGGCAATGTTACCGGCATGATTAAGACCAATGAATTAGACTGATAAAATTCAGATTTTATCTGAATCCATAGACAAGAATCGCCAATTGCAAAATTGGCGATTTTTGCGTTTAAGACTGTGCTGGTATATGTTTCCAGTTATTGACAATAATACTCCTTAGAATCGCTTAAAATGGGGTTTAAAGACGTTTTAATCCGATGGGTTAATCAGCTCTGCCAGGTGTGAGAGCTGCGACCTGGCTTACAGCTCTGCCAGGTGTGAGAGCTGCGACCTGGCTTACAGCTCTGCCAGGTGTGAGAGCTGCGACCTGGCTTACAGCTCTGCCAGGTGTGAGAGCTGTTTTAAACTGGACAAAAATTACAGATCTTAATATTTAATATTTAATTCATAATAATCATTATTACTTGACAATTACCACTATTAATGCTATACTTAAAGTATATTTAAAGTTTGTCGCGTTATTACCGCGCGACCACAGGAAAATTTTGGGATTGCATTTTCCCCAAGAAAACTGTTTTTCCACTATAACAGAAAATTTTCCTGTAGCCGCCAATAACAGGCAAAAATACCAGAATCGACAAATTATACAAAAAAATGAGGTTAAAAAAATGACAATACCCAATTGCAAAAAATGCAATGCTCCAATGATTTTAAAATCAAAAAATGGGGGAAAGTTTTGGGCATGTTCTAATTGGCATCATATTAAATCAAAAACTAAATGTTCTGGTAGTACTGTAAGTTATTATTCAAAAAAGAAAACAGTAAAATCAACAATTAAGGTGGAAAGAAAAAAATTCCCTCCAACAATTGAACAAACAAATATCTATACCAGAATCCAAACCACTAATAATCATCTAGTGGTAAAGGCACGCGCTGGAACTGGGAAAACAACAACATTAATGGGAGTAATTGATTTTTTGCCTACAGATATTCAAGCAGGATTAATTGTTTTCAACACTCAAAATGCAGAAGATAATGCAGAAATTACTCCTGCATGGGTTTATAATTCCACTACTCATTCTCTAGCATTAAAAAATGTAAGAGCAACACTAGGCAAGGAAATTCAAATTCAAAAATACAAGATACAAAATCTTATTAGGGAAAGAATAAAAGATTTTGATGATAAGGGAAAAGCAAAAGAAGTAAAAAAGAACATATTTAAAATGAAGCATGTCATAAATTTATTGAAGGGAAAACTTCTATATCCAACAGAAGAAAACATTGACATGGTATGCTCTAAATACAATGTGGATTTTGACAGTCCGTATTTAGAAACGATTTATGGGGGAATCAATGAGATTTTCTACACATCAATTGAAATGTTAGATAAAGATGGGAATCTAATTCAAAGAGATGTAGATTTTTCAGATGTTATCCTATTCTGTGCAACAGGAATGCATGGGGTATCATGCAGAAAATTTGATGTACTTATGCTAGACGAAGTACAAGATTTTACTCTAGCACAAATTCATTTTGCAATGAATAGTCTAACAGAAAATGGTAGAATTATCGCGGTAGGAGATGAATATCAAAGTATATATGGTTTTCGCGGTGCAGATACTAACGCGATACCATTGTTGATTGAAAAACTTCAGGCAGATATTATGCCATTAACTGTATGTTTTAGATGTAGTAAGGCAGTAGTCGCGGCAGTAAACAGGGAATTTAACCACATAAAATTTCAAACTTTTTCAGGAGCAAAAGAAGGATCAGAACGATATATAAATGAAACGAATCTGCTATCCCACATTAAAGATGGTGATTTAGCAATTTGTAGAATGAATGCTCCATTAATGAAACCTTGTTTCTCATTATTAAAGAAGGGAATCAAAGCTTATGTTTTGGGAAAACAAATTGGAGTAGGTTTAATCAATACAATTCAACAGGCTATAGGAAATACTAGTATCCAGGAAATTAAAAAGTTTTGGCAAGTGCTAGATGACCATCATATGAAAAGAAGAGATATTATCATTGCAAAAAATGACAATGATACTGACAGAAAATTAGAGAATCTAGAAGACAATATATTGGCAATTTCTGCAATAGCAGAAGAAGTTGAAACAGTAAATGAATTAATATCTCAAATAGATGAGATGTTTTCAGATGATAGTTATGGCATACGATTTTCATCTATTCATAAAGCAAAAGGTAAAGAAGCAGAAAATATCTTTATCTTGCGTCCAGAATTAATGCCATCAACAAAAGCTATAAGCAAAGAAGATATACAGCAAGAACAAAATATTATCTATGTGGCAATGACGCGCAGCAAAGATAATATGTTTTGGGTAAATAAAGATAATGGTTTACATTAGACAACAACCATTAAATATGGTATAATTATATAACAGAACTATACAATAAAATAGTAATTTCATTGAGTTTTTTATACTAGAAAAAAGGAGAGTAAAATGGAAAATACACTAGAAAAACCAGCAGAAAAAGTTTCATATGGAATGAGTCTTGATTATGTTCCTACATGGGGAGCATGGGAAATTGTAAGGGAATTAACTTCCAATGCTATTGATACTGGATTTGAATATTCAGTAAAAATGAAGGGAGATAATTTAGTGATTGAAGACTCTGGAAGTGGTTTGACAGTTAAACAATTGTTATTAGGAATTTCTGAAAAAACCACAGACAACCCCATTGGCCAATTTGGAGAAGGTTTAAAATTGGCAATGCTTGTTATAACTAGGATGGGACTCGAAGCAGAAATTTTCACTAATGGACTCTATATTACCAATGGTATAGAGATAATTGCAGACACAGAAACTTTTGTGTTATACTATTCAGAAAATGATGATCCTTTTGTTGGAACAAAAATTATAATTCATAATTGGGAATATGAAACATTTCAGGATAAACTAATTGATCCTGAATCATCTGACATTGCATGTAAAACTCGCAATGGCTGGATTATTTATGATGTAACAGATGATGATCCTCCACAACCAATTAAACCTAAACTGTACGTTAATGGAATTTATGTACAAGATTTAAAAGATTTTAAATATGGTTATAACATTTTCACCAACAAAATTAACAGAGACCGCGACATTATTTCAATTTGGGAAATGCTGGAATGTATAGGTAATATTTGGCAAAATATTGATGGTGAAAGTGCTTGGACTCTCTTCTTTGAAGCGGTAGCATCTGGATGCAAGGAAAAAGATTTATATATTCCTAGAATTCCTCAAGATACTGATAATGTAATTAAAGAAGCATTTGAAACAGTCTATGGTAAAAACGCTGTAATATCAACAACAGAAAATGCCACTCGCGAAGCAAAACATAGAAAGGCCAAACCAATAGAAAGATCAAAATTTGGCACATATGTTTGCCAGATTTTAGAACAAATTGTGGGAACAGATGAATCATACGTTGAAGAAAAAATGGGGGAAAAGGCTTTCAATGTAAGTTATAATTCACTTGAACCATATCAGAAAGAATCAGTTAAGGCAGTAAGAAGAGTCGCGAGAAAGTTTGGTTTTGATACTAATAAAATTTCTATTGCGCGACTACCATCTGCTAATGGTGATTGTGACAGGATAACAAAGAAAATCAGAATTAATGTAAGAAGACTCAATCACAAACAAGACGCAATCAGTACATTTCTACATGAATTAGCACATGCAGAACATGACACAGAAGATTTAACAAACCAACACGTTAAGGCATGTACTGATGTAAGCGCAGCAATAATCATGAATGCCATGAAAATATCCTAAGATCCACAATAAAACCAATATTTTATCTCAAAACGAGGAGCAAATTATGTTGAAACGTAAAATAATTAAAACGAAACAACCAGACGAAGCAGGCAAAGAAATTACTCTATATCGCCTAGGAAAATTTACCTTCAAAATACTACCATCTGTTAGATGGTATAGATTAGAATATAAAAATATGTGTGTATGGCAGCGCATATTTGGATCCAACAAGAAATAAAGCAATCTTTTATTACATACAAGGAGTCTAAAATGTATCAAATTTATGTAAGTGCACAGTTTGACCCTAAAGAAATTCCTGGAAGTATAAGAGTCCGCGTTGGCAATTGTTGGATGTCTCATTGGAAGAAAATTTCAAATTTGATAACAGGCGATAGATTCTTATTTAATGGAGCATGGTACACTGTAGCATCCATAACAAGAATTTAGTTTTAGCTTAACGTTGTAGGACAAATGTGCTATAATTATATTATACTAAAAAAGGAGTCTAAAATGACGGCAATATTCAACAGAGAAAAGGCAGATGAAGCAATAGACAAAGTAAAATCACACAAGCATTATAAGTATTTGAGAACACAGTGGAATTATAGCAGGGATAATGCCTTCGCTTGTACCGCAATGCATGTATGTACAGATAAGTATGAATTATCATTAACACTCAATACTTATGCACAAAGAAATAGAAGAATTAAGAAAGTTTAAGTGGAAGGATCATAACAATGAGAAAAAATCATAAAAGAGAATTTCATAAACTACAACAAAAAAGACGCAAGCAATTAATGCGAATGGCACAAAAGAATCAGCGAAAAGAATCTGAATGTATGAGAGCCAAAAATGCAGCTATAACATTGCGCGCAGAATTGACAATGTACACATAAAACCCACAATTCATTGAGAGGCAAAATGATTAGTATACAATTCAAAGATAACAAAGTTTTAATATTGGAAACAATTCCCACCAATGTTTCCTTTATTAAAGATACCAGAATCATAGCAGTTGCAGACGTTAAAAATGATGTGCCAGAATACATTTCAAATCTGCTAACAGACGACCAATATTCCGCAATGCAATATTTTTTAGATGATTTGAGAGGATAACATGATACAAGATAGTATGAGAGTACCTACACAAGAACAGAAAAAACTGATTGATGGTAATCTGATAGATAAATACGATATTATTAAAGCAGATCATGAAGAATTTCTTGCAGATAACAGATTACAAGAACTGATTGAACAGAATCGATTGTCTGGATGTGCTATGGATTTTCGAATCAGGGCAATGACTAAAGAACAAAAATCAATTTTAGTAGAACGATTGGAAAACACTGTAATGATAGATTACAGTGATAATTCAAGTTTTAACGATTTGTTGTCTGCATTCAGAGAACAAATTACAGATTTAGTATAAATAAAACACATATTTTATTGGAGATTGAAATGAGAGAACAAACAGATATTTGGTGGGGTATTTGGGATAACAGAGCATGGGCAAGATGGGACTCAACAAGAAAGACTGTAATAATTGACTCTGATACGTACAAAGACTTTAACACATTTATGTCAGAAAATTGGGCTATGTTTGATGAATGTCAGCTAGGACAATTTGAAGTTGTTGGTCATTTATCTGAAAAGATAATTAACTTTGGAAAATCAGTAGGATTCGATATAACACAAGGAGAAAAATAATGATCAAAAATTTAACCCCTCACGATATAACAATCATGGACAAAAAAGGAATATTGGCAATTGTACCACATTGTAAACAGATTGCACGTGTAGCAACAACAAAAACAGAATTGCCTGATATATTTGGTATTCCTGTAGTAACTACAACTTTTGGCGAATTGGAAAATCTTCCAGAACCAGAAGAAGGTACGATTTTTATTGTGTCGCGATTAGTATTAAATGCTTGTAGCAGACCTGATTTATATGCTCCAGGTGAATTAGTGCGCGATGATAATGGTAATCCAATAGGATGTATGGGATTATCAAGATAGATGAAAGACAGATTTCATTTAAGGAGTTTTATTATGACAATGAATAAGGTATGCCCATCTAAAAACGCAATTGAATTTAGTCATACAATGGCATGGACGAAGGCAATAATAACAACACAAGCATATTTTGAAGGCGATACAAGCGCAGAATATGTAAGAACTGAATGCAGACTAACTGGTGATTTTTCTTATTGGAATGATGATATGGGTTGCGTTTATGAAGTTATTTTACATGATGAATCTGTTGTATGGTTGTCTGGCAAATGCTTAAATCCAGTTCCACAGATAAAATGAGTGTTTCATCTATAATCATATAACAGGAGAAAAAATGAGCAAAAAAATTCATGAACATGAACATAAAATTTGTAATTTTGTAAATGATTGGATATTTGAAGACCCTGGAATGATGAATTGGGAAAAGCGAGAAGAATTAAAAAAACTTATTGACGCTTGGCATTTATTGTATGATTTTGAAGATGGTTGGTGTCTTCATTGCGCAGCTACAGATGAAAATTTGAACGAAGATCATTATTGTCCTGAGTGTGTTGAGATTTTAGGACAATAACAGAAAGTTGTTTTTAGCTTGACATAACAGTCTCAATATGTTATAATTAAGGTACATTAGATGGTGTATCCAATTGGTAAGGTAACTGTCTGCAAAACAGTTTATGTGGGTTCAATTCCCACCATCATCTTTGATAACAAAATACTAGGATAATAGAATGAAATACAAAAAATATACTGGAAAAGTTTGGTATGCGAGTGGATATCAGGGAAGTGTAGTACAACCACCATACATTATTAGATTTAAGAATCGATGGTATCGTCACTCTCATTATAAATGTGGGAAAAGTTGTATCCTTGATAGTTTTCCCTATTTAGATAATGGGTTAAACCGTGTTAAAAATTATCTTCTAAAAAATTATGGAAAATACAAAATTCATAAAATACCACGACCTATGCAAATATCAGACATACCAGAATTTCTATGTGAGGATAATAAAGAATGAAACAAAAACTTACAAAAGTTGAATGTGGCAAAATGGGAGATTTAGCCACATATAAAAAGCATGGAACAGAACACATGCAATCAATTGGTAAACGCGGGGCAGAATCATTCCATAACAGGTATGATTTAAAGCCCGTTAATTTAAATGACTTTGCTATAGTTGAAAAAACTACTGGCAAGATCATTAATTTTTTAAGTGGTGCAAGGAGTTAACATGTCAGTCATAATTGAAGTTGAAGCAGATCATCAAAGTAATGTGGCATATGTAGCAGTGAAAACCATTAACAAGAAAACTGGTGCATATGAAACAGAAAGATTCCAATTTGATAGGAAAGATCCAAACCAAAAAATATTAGTTGCGATATTGAATGATAAAGATATTGTAAGCTACAATGATTATAAAGATGGTAAGAGTATTTATCATCTTGGCTATGTCACTAAGAATCTGTAGATAAAAGATATATTTCATCTATAACAAATACAAGGAGATAAAAATGAGTGCTTATATCGTGGACGACATAACAATCAACAGAATTGTATCAACACTTCAATATGCAACTGAAAGGGGATGGACATCCAAAATGCCAGACCCCAAATATAATAATGCAATGCTTTTAGTTTCAACCAAAGAAGAATGTAAAAATTTAGGCAATGCAATAAGAAAAATGAATGAAAAAGCCATCATTGCCAGATATAACCAGAAAACAATTAAAGAATTTACTGGTGGATCAGAATATCAATATACAAGCATTGTTCCTCCACAAAGAATTCAAGCAATGTCGTCAATAAAGTGCTTGCTTTATCAATGCGCAGAAGGAAATGTTCCAGAAGATATGCTATATCAGGTATTAGATAAATATGCTGGTGACCTTGCAACAATGATTGTACAAGACCTTCCAGAATATGACAAGGCTATTTGGGGCTAGATAAAAGGAACATTTCATTTAAGGATAACACAATGAATATTGGAGATTTTCATCTACGTATTATACCAGACGACCAACGACAAGACAACATGGGATTCTATGGAGAAATATACCTCATTGAAGACACGGTAACATATGGATATGATGAACAATGCGTTTTGCAAGTTTTATATGCTGAAACAGAATATCTCTTGCAAAAGGAATTTGAAAAATATGTCACATAGCAAAACAATACTAGAAGCATTAAAAGGAGATAAAGATAAACTTGATACATGACTGGCAAAGATGAAATATGGCGATAAACTATATGTAGCACAATCAGGTAGAGTCCGTCTTAGAGATATGTATGGACAAATAAGGAGATAACAAAATGTTAGAATCGATCAAAGATAAGGTTTCAAGAATAAAAGCAATCAGAGCAAAAAATACAGAAGAACGCGAAAATCGTGGGCGTGGTTTGCGTGGTCGTGGCTATACGCGCAAGATTGCAGCAGATACAAAAAAGAAACGCAAGCAGCGCAAGGAATCCAGGCGCATCAATCGCAAATAACAACATAACAGGGGGCGTTAGTCAGATGTGTGTCTGGCCTGAATGATCCTGAAAGGGTGAAAACAGTTATGTTGTAGACTAGGAGTTTAAAATGAAAAAAAGAGACTTTCGAAAACTATTGAACAGAATAACAACACGAAAACGACTCGACATTCGCAAGATAAAGAATTTGACCAGCGAAGAAAGATCAGACATGGTACACTACATCGTAAGATTGCGTGGGCCAATTATCAAGGATTTGATTCCTGATGGATTTGATATGTCTTGGCTAAACTGCATGGGGTATATGTATACGACTAAAGGAAAACAAAGCAAGTATACATTCAAACACACCTGCGAGCATAGTATTGTATAATGAATGTTCACATAGGCAAATCAGATTGGGCGTTTGGAGCAATCAAATATCCAGGCAAACAAAGAGTGTACCATTACCTACCCAAGATTAATTTGGTTATATACAAATCATATTCCAAACCAACGTTCTATAACACAAGATCATTTTCAGATACTAAAACTGGCGAAAAAAGACGACAAAGATTTTTTGAAATATCTTTATTCAGATTGATTATGTTTAGATTGTTTTTACAGGATAACAGGAGAAAATCATGGGATTTATGGGCAAACTTATAAAAACACAAAGAGTAAGTGATACAATGAAATTTAGGATTGTAGAACATTCAGCTTTGATTGCAAACTTTGTAACTCAACTATGCACCAGAGATAACAAAGAATCTGTTTGGACTGGATGGAGGTCTGCAAGTTTTCATTCAACACAAGAATTTGCTCAAAAGCGAATTGATTCATATAACACTAACAAGCATCCAGATAATCCATTTTAGAGGAATAACAATGTCAGAAATAAAAGCATATACTAGAAAAAGAACAACAATAGACTTAGGACAACATTATATGGGCTATGTTAGAATAACAGACACAGTATCTTATAATATACCCACAAATATTCCGCGCATTCATAGAAGCTATGCACTAAATGATGCAAAATATCTAAAAAAGACTATACGTATGACTAACCATACATAAAATCGTGATTTCATCTAGGAGCAAAATGGATAAAACAAAAGAAATGCAATTAATTATGAAAAAAATAAAAAAAGATTTATGGGTTTCTGTAATCTCTGGAGAACATTGTGAATTATCACCCTATGAATCCACTATCTTGATAGATGCTATAGACACTTTATCATCTGCAATAATACTTTTAAAAGACAAGGTAGACACATTAATTTCCAAAAATAATTAAATAAAAAAAGGAGAAAACAATGACAGAATACATAGATAATTTTAGTAACGCAAAAGCAGACATAGATGATGGGTTGTCTATGCTTTGTGAAATTAGAAGTGCGTTATATGTGGTTGGCAATAAGGAATTGTCTGAGAAAATCAGTTTGATTATCAATCTTATTGAGTTTGGATCAGACAACCATGTAAAAGCATTCAACGAATTGTTTAATACAATGTGTGGCAATGCACAAGAATCTGCATACAGCATGGTTAGTGCCGCATTAGCAGCTATTGGTGAAGCTAAAATAAAGGAGAAATAACATGAACAAGAAATTAGTTGAATATGCACTTGAATCCTTAAAATCAAATCTTTCTCTACAAGATTGGGAAAATTTAACTGGCAATAAGTATGTTCATAAACCATTTGAATATATTGAAGGACATCTAATGGAATGGGAGAACAAAATTCAGGAAGAGATTGACAATCTTGATAGAATTGAACAAATTCTTATATATATAGGAGATACAGAGGAATGTGTTTGCCTAGACGGAACATGTTTTGCTTGTTCATTTCTACCTAAAGACAAGCGCGACAACCCACGATTGTATAAGAGTATGTAACAGATAAAAGCATATTTCATTAGATACAAAAAGGAGAAATAACATGAACGAACATGAAGAAAAAATTCAAGACGAACTTTTAAACCATGAAGAACCATCATATAACGAAAAAGAACCTACATACATTTTTGTTAAAGGTGGTTTAGTGCAAGATGTAATCAATCCACCAGAATGTCATTTCATTATTGACTTAGATATGGAGGGATGTGAAAATTGTCCTTTATGTTACGGAAAACTAAAATTTGTGCCAACAGGAAAATTATTTGAAAGACTGATAAACAAAATAAAAGGACACGTTGGAAAAACAGATTTGATATGCCCATATTGTGGTATAAATTGGGATAGTGATCCAGGCTACAAGGAAATCATGAATACTGCAGAAGAATACTATAAAGTTGAAATTGAATCTGGTTTTGCCAGATAAAATCATAATTTCATCCAAGAATAAAAGGAGAACAAAATGGGAACAGTCGTAATGGGATTGGGAATATTACTAGTGATTTGTATTGTGGCGTTGATATTGGGCCTTTAGATATTTTTTAAAAGAAAGGAGATAATTATGGCTGCAGGAGTTGCTTTTGGAATAGCTCTTTTAGTAATAGTTGTATTGGTTGTTGCCTTTTTAGGATAGCAATCCTAAATCCCATAACAGAGGATGATTGCAGTTCGCTACTGCTTATGGGAGCTTGACAAACACATTGAAAAAGGATATAATTACACAATGAGAATACCGTCAAAAATTAATCCCAAAACTCTTACAATCCTTAAAGACATAAAAAAAGCAGGCGGAAAACCTTATATCATTGGAGGATGGGTTAGGGATTTAATAATGGGAATCAATTCTAAAGATGTAGACGTTGAGTGTTTCAATATAACAGCAAAGAAATTAGAGTTTGTTCTTCGCAAACATACCTCAAATGTTGATGCAGTAGGTATGGCATTTGGAATATTTAAAGTTGATATGAGAAAAGAGGGAGGAGATGAATTAGATTTCTCTCTTCCAAGAACAGAGAATAAGGAAGGGCAAGGACATAAAGGTTTTATTGTAGAAATTGATCCTACAATAACACTGAAAGAAGCCGCGTCTAGACGCGATATCACTTGTAATAGCATGTTTTATGATCCATTCTTGCAAGAAGTTATTGACTTCTATGGTGGAATTGAAGACATACATAACAAGATAATAAGACATACAAGCAAAGCATTTATGGAGGATCCATTAAGGGTCTTGCGTATAATGCAATTTGCCGCGAGATTTAGTTTTGTTGTGGCTACAGAGACAATTAATCTTAGTAAATTTATGATAACAGAATTTGATTCGTTGGCCAAAGAAAGAATTCTTATTGAATTTAATAAGATGTTGCAGAAGGGAAAGTATATTTCGCTTGGACTTGATGTTCTTGTCCAAACAGGTTGGATATCTAAATTTCCTGTCTTGGATGCGCTCAGAAGCACACCACAAGAACCAGCACATCATCCAGAAGGGAATGCATGGGATCATACATTGCATACAATAGATGCTGCCAGAGTGATAACAGACAAATTAAATGTTCTGTACGCTGCATTATTGCATGATGTGGGGAAACCAGCTACAACAGAGGTGAAGGATGGCAAAATAATCTCCCATGCGCATGATATAATGGGAGAAGAACCAGCGCGCCAATTTCTTGACTCAATTGGTATGAAAGAAACATATCTAATTGAGAGAATCATTCCTCTTGTACGTGAACACATGGCACATGTACATAACAGGAATCCATCTAAGCGCGCAGTTAGAAGATTAGCCAGAAGATTGCACCCATGTACCATAACAGAATTGCTTATGATTATGGAAGCAGATCATGATGGAAGACCACCATTAAAGGGAGGATTGCCTAAAGAAGCAATTCAAATTCGTGAAATAGCAAAAGATTTACAAGTAGAATCTCAAGCACCAAAAGAGATTTTATTAGGTAGGCATTTAATTGAAAGAGGAATGAATCCATCTCCAAAGTTTGGAGATATTTTAAGAGATGCGTTTGAGGCTCAGTTAGATGGTGTGTTCAATAATTTAGAAGAAGGTCAAGTTTGGCTTGACAAGTACATAACAGATGTGTTATAATGAATGTAGACTAGGAGAATAAAATGAAAACAGCAGAATTAATTCAAGTAGGAAAATATAACGGCGAGGATGAATATGCGTGGGCGTGTCCAAAATGTTTAGAATTACAATTGGAAAATTACAACCCAACAAATGGAAACCAAACATGCGATACGTGTGACTATATTCATTTAGTTGTTGCAACTTCCAATACTCAATATTCCAGATAAAAGGAGCATTTTATGTCAGATAAAGAAAAGCTTGAACAACTTTTGGCTAGACAACAAGAAATTGAAGAGATAATGGGTGATTCATTTTGTGGCACAAACGATGAAGACCCTTTTGATACATTAACACGAGTAGAACAAGAATATATTTCTAATGGTGACCAAATTGATTTGCTCAATTGGAAATTGGGCAAACCCATTCAGACACACCCAACTAGGTTTGGAGGATAACATGAGAATAAAAATGCAATCAGAATATCAAAATAACAAAGAACCATATACGCTTTGTCCTAATTGTGAAGCACATTGGTATCATGATGATATTGATGCTGATGCACAACACCTTTTCGATTTATATGAGGATGAAAAAGGAGAAAATGAAGACGGTTGCGATATGTTTTGTCAGAATTGTGGTGAGTATTTTGACTCTGACTATCCAGGTAAAGTTGATCCCACAGAATCAGAAGTTGAAGCAATGTATAAAGAATTGTTCAGTGAATGCGAATGGGCATTGATGACACCCACAGATAAAAGATGTGGATATGTGGATTATACAGATGGATTAGATAGGGATGGAACAATTTCTAATCTTATGGCTATTAGTATGGGTGGGCATAGCGAAGGATAATAATGAAAAAAACAATATATTGGATAACGGGAACTCTAAACACACATTATTATTTTGATGAAGATAAAGCAAAACAAACATTTAAAGAAATAAAAAAATGTTTGCCTCAAACAAGATTAGTATTATATAAACTTGAAACAATCATAACAGATGAGAACATTGAAAAAATGTTGAATCAAAAATTCAATCACTGTATGTTTCAAGATTTTCAAAATGCAAAATCCATAGATGAAAGCTAGATTTTATCACAACACCATTTTTACTTGACATTCGCCTTGAGGTATGCTACAATAACAATGGAGATAAAATGAATTGGAGTATAGAAAATAACTTGATAGACTTATATAGAATAGATTGGGAGGGAACTAGAGATTCTATTGCTGAAGAAATTGAAGAGCGCGATATGCAACCAATGTGGTTTGATCCCAGGTCACAAGAATCAAACATAATAATAACAGAAGATTTTGAAAGGATAACATAACTAAAAAGGAAAATAAAATGGTTATAGTAAAAAAATTAGGCCAACCAGTAGCAACATTGGTAAACCAGCAATGTGCAAAAAATTATATAGAACGCAATTGGATTTCTGGTAATAAAAATCCTTATACGATGGAAGAAGTAACGGCAATTGAACATCCAATAAGGCGCAACAACATGGTAAAGGCATTGAAAGTAATCATACTCACACCACATATTAGAGAGTACTTAGAACAAAGTGATCCAAAAGCGCTTGAACAATGCTTGGATGCATTAGGAGAATAACATGGCAAAATGGACTGAAGAAATTTTGAAAGATGAGATAACACCCAAAGAAGTAAGAATAAAAATGGTAATTGGAAGCAATGGTGACGGCATAGATATTTCTGCTGATGGGTATGGTACTTTTACAAACCAAAACATTCTTGTCACTCTTGAAGTGTTTGATGGTGAACTACAGCTTTTAATTTGGGATGATATCAACAAAGAAGATCCCAGAAGAATTTCTCTTGAAAGCACAAGTCTTGATAAACGAGAATGTTACCAATAAAATGACCATTTCATTTGCGCCTGTAACTCAGTCTGGTAGAGTAGTGGCCTTTTAAGCCAAGAGTCGCGAGGTTCAAATCCTCCCAGGCGCATCTAACGTCCGTGTAGTTCAAGAGGATGAACATCTCCCTTCTAAGGAGAAAGTTATGCAGGTTCGAATCCTGTCACGGACTTTGCCCGTATAGCTAAACTGGATCAGCAACTATCTTCGAAATAGGAGAATGTAGGTTCAAATCCTACTACGGGCTTGAATAACAAAATATACAAGGAGAATAAAATGAAATTCAAAATAATAGCAGAACAAGTGGTGGAATTCTATTATGAAGTTGAAGCAATTGATATATCTAGCGCAATTGATAAAGTTTTAGCGGGAGAACTAGATGGAAAGGAAGACTGCCAAGATTTTCATGTAATCAAGGCAGAAGAAATTCCAGCACAAACGAAAGACTAAAATAAAACGACAATTTTATCTTGAAAGGAAAATATTATGTGGTTGAAAACAAAAACCCTACAAAAAGAAAATGAAGTGCTAAAAAAGAAACTTAAAATAACAACAGGTAAGCTAATAATTTCTGAACATAAAAAGAATAATATGGTAGAACGACATGAACATTTGATGGATGGCATATATTTAATCTTGCAGAAACTAAAAGAATGTGAGAACAAAAAGAAAATACCTGACATTATTAGTACTGCTCGACATATTTTAGGACAAAATGTAAGAATGAATACTAGGATGGTATTGAAAAAAGAAGAGATTTTGCAGATGGTAATGGAAAAATTAAATGATAAATTTGACAAATAAAAGACTAATTTTATCTGAAAGGAATATGCAATGAGAATTAACAACTTACACACAAAACTTAAAAATCGTTGTCCAAAATGTAAGCAGGTACTTACGCTAGGCGAAAAAAGAAGATTTACAAATACGGCAGAACATTGCTTAGATCCCAACGATGAATATGAAAGACCATTGCGTGATACTTATGTATGTAAAAATTGTTTACCTGAAAACGTAGCCTATTGGGATGAGGATGGAGGGTTTTATACTATAGATTGGGAAGCTACAAGAAAAGTATTCAATTGGGAAGACAGTTCTGAAGCAATTTTTTCATGGGATTGGTTTTATACACACTTTGATGAGAAAATCAATAGGTGGTGGATTATAAAGCTTTATCGCAATTTGCAATGGTATTGGTTGGGATACAAAAAGAAGCTACATCCACACTTACAAAAAATATATGATGATTATAAATAAAACTTGACATAACAAATCAAATCTGATACAATTATAAAACAAGGAGAAACAAATGGAATTTAAAGAATTCAAAAATTTATTTCAAAAGAATTTCGAACAAACAACAAAAAATTCAACCCATCTATTTGAAGTTGAGTTAGATAAAGATGAGATGTGGAATCTTTATCTAGATAGCTTTGCTCCAGGTACAAATGAAGTCTACAGAGAGAGGAGAGATCATGATTGCTCTTGTTGTAGACACTTCATTAAGACTATGGGTGGTGTAGTTGCCATTCATAACAACCAAGTAAAGACAATTTGGGATTTTGATACCAACAACTCAAGATATCAGCCTGTTATTGATGCATTGAACACATATATAAAATCTAAAATTATTGCTGGCATCCATCTCAGCAAAGTAAAAAAGATGGGAACAGACAAGAACTTTGAGGATGATGATGGAAAGATTATTGAATGGCATCATTTCTTTTTGGATTTACCAGACAAATTTGTCAATAATACAGGACGAACATTGGGGGATATTAGAGGATCATACGAAGCCACAAAGAATGTGTTCAAGAGGTCGTTGGACGAGATTACAAGAGATAGCATTGAAACCATCCTGGAACTGATTGCTCAAAACTCTTTATACAAGGGAGAAGAGTGGAAAGGCGTATTAACACAATTCTTAAAATTGAAAAAATCCTATGACAAGTTGCAAACCCAAGAACAAGAAGAAAACTATGCTTGGGAACAGTCTGTTAAAGCTGGCATGGCAATTGGAAGGATTAGAAATCATAGTATTGGTACTCTGCTTATCAATGTTAGTGAAGATATGGATTTAGATGTTGCGGTAAAGAAGTATGAAGTTATTGTAGCACCATCAAACTACAAACGGCCAAAGGCTATTTTCACCAAGAAGATGTTAGAAGAAGCCAAAAAGACAGTTGAAGAACTTGGATATTTAAAGTCTTTAAACAGGCGTTATGCAAAGCTTGATAACATTACCGTTAACAATATACTGTTTTCAAATAGAGATGCATCTAGAAGAATCAGTGGCGAAGATGTTTTTGAAGAAATGATTGTAGATGTCTCCATCAACCCAAAAAAGTTTTCAAAAATTGAGGAAGTTTCTATAGAGGATTTTGTTTCTGGTGTACTTCCTACGGCACAAGAAATTGAAGTTTTCTTTGAGAATAAGCATTCGCCAAATCTTGTATCTTTGATCGCTCCAGAAAATGGCGATTCTCCAACAATGTTTAAATGGAATAATGCATTCAGTTGGGCTTATTCTGGCAACATAACAGACAGTTCTATGAAAAAAAGAGTAAAATCTGCTGGTGGCAATGTTGAAGGTATTCTCAGGTTTTCAATTCAATGGAATGACGCAGGAGATCATGATAAAAATGATTTAGATGCACACTGTATTGAACCTGGAGGAAATGAAATTTTCTTTAGAAATCTAAGAAATTTATCAACAAGCGGAAGACTTGATGTTGACATACAACGTCCAAAACCAAATACTGTTGCGGTTGAAAACATCACTTGGATCAACAAAGATCAAATGGAATCAGGTGTTTATAAATTTTTTGTTCTTCAGTTTGCTAATCGCGGCGGAAGAGAGGGTTTTAGAGCAGAAATAGAATATGACGGACAAATATTCTCATTTGACTATGGTGAAGAACTAAGACAAAATGAAAGGGTTCAAGTAGCAGAAGTTACATTAAATGAGGAAGGTTTTACAATCAAGGAAAAACTACCTTCAAATGTATCTTCCAGAGAAGCATGGGGATTGAAAACAAATCAGTTTATTCCTGTATCTGTAGTAATGTTCTCACCTAACTATTGGGATGAGCAGAGTGGAATTGGCAACAGGCACTACCTGTTCATGTTAAAAGATTGTGTCAATACAGAAAATCCAAACGGGTTCTACAATGAATTCTTAAAGGAGGATTTATTAAGACATAAGAGAGTATTTGAAGCATTAGGCGGAAGAATGGCAGTAAAAGATGTTAACGATCAGTTATCTGGTGTTGGATTTTCGTCAACCAGAAGAAATGAACTAGTAGTCAAAGTAAAGGGTCAATCAGAAAGAGTAATCAAAGTACGATTCTAAAGGAGAATACAAAAAATGGCAAAAAAACAGAATATATTTGAAGTAGCAACACGATCAAAAGCACGATTTCCTTACTTGGGATCAATCTCAACGGAAGATTTGTGGGATTTGTCCGTTGAAAATTTGGATGGAATTTTCAAGTCTCTTAATTCCCAACTGAGACGCGCCAATGAGGAAAGCTTGCTTGATAAGCAGACAAAAGAAGATAGGGAATTGGCACTCAGAATTGAGGTTGTCAAGCATGTTGTAACAGTAAAACAGGAGGAAACAGCAACACGCCTTCTAGCAAAAGAAAGACGAGAACAAAAGCAAAAAATTATGGCAATCATGGCATCAAAGCAAGATGCTGCGTTGGAAGGTAAGACAATGGAGGAATTGGAAGAAATGCTTGACAGGCTAGGATAATTTTAGTTTGTGTGGAGGGTGCAAATCCCTCCACATAAAATCAAACAAGGAAAATACATATGAACAGAAAAGAATACCTAGACTCAATACACATGGAAAGATTTTTAGCACAAATAACAGAAAAATTTGCCAATGAAGTTAAGAAACTTTTATATTGTGGAGCATTAGATACTGACCAAGACATTCCCATAAGCACTTTGCATTATGTGGCTATGGAAAATGTTATGAGTAGTTATGGATATGTAAAAGAAACATATAAAAATTTAAAGAATTTTTAAATGAAATGTCTGTTTTATTGAGAAAAATACTATGATTATAAAAAATATATGGATAACAGAAAGAAAGACAAAAATAAAGTCGTTTGGCAATTTTGTAGAACGCAAATGGCACGGATATTTTCTATTGGGAATTATTCCGCTATGGATTAGTTGCCAGTCAGTAGAATATCGCTGGAAATAAAAGGTCTATTTTATCTGAAGGAGATAAAAATGAAATTACTTAATAAAATTTTCAAAAAGAAAGTTAGACGACCACCACTAACTGGAACAATTATAAATATGAGTAACCATAGCGGTTGGGGAAACTCAATATATTTTTCTGATTGGAACTCAAGACGCATAACAGGACATATGACACCCATCCCTAGCATTGGTGATGAGTTAAGAGCAAAAATGGAAAGTGGAAAAACAGCAAGATTTCTTATTTCAAAAATTGAACGAGCAGGAGATCCGCGTGATATGTTTTTTGGATATGTTCAAGATTTTGGATATACTGAATAAAAGGTTTATTTCATTTGAAGGAGAACAACATGAAAGTTGAAGACATAACAATGACTTTAGGTGAATTAAAAAGCGTTGTCAATCACCTTATTAAAAAACATGGAGAAGGTTTGCCAGTATTTATAATTGATTGTTCAAGAACTGGATGTCAAATCAAACAAATTAATCATGCAGTTGCAGAAGAATATTTGTATGAAAGGGGTCAAATTGATGGTGTTATGGAACATGTAAAAAAAGGCACTTCATGTATTCAAATTCACGCAATGGAAATGTATCCCAAATAAAAGATCCATTTTATCTTAGGAGAACAACATGAATAAATTAGAGGAAGCAAAAGAACTTTGGCAATTATTGGGCGATATTCCAATTAACGATGATGAAAAAATCGAAGAGTGGGTTTTGGAGTTTGAGCCAGGAACACCCAGAGAAGATATTTGGCGTTGGTTTGAAGAAACTTTTGATTTATCTGTAGCTATAGATTTAATGTATGTTAAATAAAAGATTGATTTTATCTGGAAGGATATATAAATGCAAATAAAATACGTGTCTTATAATGCTTGGCAAAAATTTCTAAAAAATTATCCGTTGGCATTCAATTTTTTGTTACATGAATCATTAAAGGGAGAAAAAAAATCTTTAGAGTCAGAAAGGTATGCTTGTTCGCCAAAAAGAAGACGTTGGATAAATAACAGGCTGTTAGAATTAGAAAATATTAGGTAAAAAATTGTTTTATCTAGGAGAAATATGAATACATGGTCAAAAAAAATACCTACTAAACCAGGAATTTATTGGTGGTATGGACAAGAATACGCTGGAGAAAAGCCATCTCTGTGTTTAGTACGTGGGTGGCAAGGGAATAATGAGATATCATTTGTAAGAGAAGGACATTTTTTCTATCCACATAACAAAAGCAAAAATAGTGGTTTATGGATATCTGCCATATTGCCAGAAATTCCATGTGTATAATTTTCCCATATTTCGATATACGTAAAGGAGAAGTATATAAGAATATATACATAATACTATGAACTATAGAGAAAAACATAATGCAACTAGGACAGTAACAATTATTAGACGTAAAGGCTTAGAAGGATTTAGTAATCCGCTTATTTTTGAACACCATATGTTTTTAACACCATCAACAGCAAAAGAACATTTAAGAAAAGGTTCAGTGCGAGATATCAGAATGGTATTGAAGATATTAAATAAACAATATCCTGGTAGTATAATTGAAATTTATGAAGTACCAGTGTTGGAATTTGAAATAACAGAAGAAATGCTGAAATATGTTGAAAACAAAATACCAACAGATACAATAAGTGTAACTGATCTGATTGGCACAGATAAAACAACTATTTTATTTGGAGAATAATATGATCCCCTACCCTCTTAAAATAACAAGATTGAATGAAGTTCCAAAATGGATGCAAGCCATTGGTAATTTAATTGACATTTTTTGTGGCATTACAAATTTGTTCTTATTGCCATTCAACAGAAAATTGGGATTTATGCAACTATGGTGGTTTGGAAAAATGATAAGAACACTCTCAAAGGGAATTAGAGTTGTAAAATGAAATTATTATATTGTAGAAGGTGCAAAGATATTTTTGGTCTAAGAATGAAAACCAGACATTGTGAATGCGAAGCAATAAGTGGAAAATATCTTCAAGATGGTATAAATGCAATATATTCTGGCAATGCAATTCCTCTAGGTATTGATAACAATTCACTTAGGTCTAATTCTTCTCAACCAGATAATGGCAGCGTTTATATTAAAAGTTTTATGATTGCAAAAAATTGCAAGACAATAAAAAGGGTTGATGAGATTCAATAAAATCGTCATTTTATCTTGACATAACATATGTAATCTGATATACTTATAATAAGATACAAGGAGAATCAATGGACACAATTATTTTAGCAAAAGCAACAGTAATAGTTGAGATCAGCAAAAAGAAATGGAACGAAATGAGCGAAGAAGATAGAGAATGGATGTTGATTAAATGCACGCCTGGATTTGAACACCAGCTTGATCTACCCAATGCTTTAGTTGCTAATTCACAATGGGAAATGGTACAAAGAGATTTAGATCCAATTGAATAAGGAGAAATACAATGAATAATGCAACTAATTTAATTGAAAGAGCAGAACGTGAAGCTGGATGTAGGTGGGATGACCCAAACAATCCTAATGCTATGGTCATATTAATGGGTGCTATGGCAAGGGAAATGAAACAGTCTAACCATGCCAAAAAAGATGATGTAGTCGCGGGATTACTAATAATGGCTGGCAATCAAGAACGAGAGCGTAATGAAAATTTGGCAACATTGTTAATGGCTGGCTTGAGTCCTGATGATATTAAAAGCATTATGGGATAGATAAAACGTACATTTCATTGAAGGAGGCACAATGAATAAACCACCAAAAATGATAAGTAAATTAGAATACAAGATTTATAATTATGAGGACAAAAGCGTAATTGATCTCGATAGCACCATAACAATATGGTGCGATCATAAAATATTTATAAGATTTTTCTCTAAACTTGGACATATTTGGACTGAAAGAATTGGATCCTATAGTCTTACCCCTGACCCAAGATATAATTTTTGGGATGTGGTAAAATATATTGACGAGTTTGATATTGATGAAGCAGAAAAGACTTTAGAAAAGGAAAACAAATAATATGAAAATAACAGACCTAAAGGTGTTTTCAGGAGTGGCGAAAACCATTCCGCTATGGATGTATTTCGTAGAGTGTTTATTGAATGTTTTTTGTGGAATTGTCAATATTCCTCTGCTTGTATTTGGCCAACGATGCATATTGAATTATGAATGGACTGGCTATATGCTAGATCATGTTGGATAAAAGGAGAAAATTATGTTATTCGCAATATCATATATTGTAAAAAGAAGTAAAGAGTGGGGAGAGTATGATGTAGATGTAGTTCATGTAGTAACATATGGTGAGTTTGAAAATGAACATATTGCATTTTCTAAAACACATCAAAAGGCAGAAACAACTTATCCAAGAAAAGAAGGATGGTATGATCATAGCATTTTAGTTGTAGACATCCCCACTAGAAATCTTAAATAAAATGGGTATTTCATTATGAATACATTAGAAAAATATATAAGCGGAATAACTATAAATAGATCGCTATATCATGAAATGAAAGACAATCTAATTGCAATAATTTTCAAAAATGATTTTGATAAATATTTAATTGTCTATATAAAACATAAAATAAATGGAATGATAGATAGTCAATATTTTGAATATAAAAATTATATGATGCCCAAACCTTTTGATTGGGAAAAGAAAGACTGGCCAAATATCTTTGAAAACATTGAGACATGGAAAATAGCTGAAGATGTCAAGAAATATATTGAAATATGGAAACTAAAATGAACATATATGAAGCAAGATGGAATAATGCCGTTAGAATTGCAGAAACATTCAATAATCTTATTGATGATGGATATATTATCACTGATGGAGACGGTGTAATTTCAGGAAAATTTGAAATAACAGAAGATGAAATAGCACTCAAAACTAGCCCAACAACTTGCATTGTTTATTTTATAAATGATCCTGGCATGGACAATGGAATGCATGATACCATTGAAGAATACACGAAATATTTCAATGATTGGATTGCAATACCAAAAAAGGCTCATTCTAAATTTTTAAATTTTGTAGTTTGAATAAAATAACAGTTTTATCTGGAGACATTATGGAAACAATAAGATTAAAAATGCCAAACATGGAAAAAATGGAACGAATTGATTTCTATGAAGACTATATTAAAAAATTAGAATCTTTAATGTCCGCAATAAAAGTAACTGGGTTTGATCCAGGTTTTCAAATAGGTTTTTATGAGAAATATTATGCTGGAGAGGGAAAAATAAAGGTAAGAATTGGGATGATACAATCACTATCTTTTCGTGTTGTTCATGAAATTTTAAAAAGTCATGGTTTGCATAATAAAGATATAGAGATTGAAGAATAAACAAAATGCCAAAACAAATAGATGCAATATTTGTATATGAATACTTGAAGGCTATAGGAATATCACAACACAAAGCAGTTGTGCTGGCTAAAGAGTACGGTAAAAAGCATGGCTATTATAAGAAAAGCCCTCCTAATCGTTGGGTATATAACAGTCAAGCTAAACCCATTTGTAATGGATGGACGCGTTTCTATATATTATATGGAGCACAGATAGAACAAGAGTTGAATACAAGGAAATAATAAATGAATCGTAAAGAAGAAGAAAGAATGCAATTGCAGAATCATCAACTAAAAATAGAAATAAGTGATTTGAAACAATGTTTGAAAGACAAGGGAGAGATAATCCATAATCGAGAGTGGGATGAAGATATTGTAGACTGCAAAGACTCCGTCTATATCAGAATAGGAAATTCAATTTTGAAAAAGAAAGATATTCTAAGCATAATAGTTGACAATGATTATAGGGGACTCAATTATAATGTAGGATATAAAATTATTGTACATTTGGAAAATAGCACATCCATAAGAGTTATTGGAAAACTGACATGGGGTGAAGCAACGAGACTTATCAAAATATGTTACAATAAAATTGATTGTCTCAAATAAAATCATGCTTTTATCTGGATAACAAGAGAATAAAAATATGGCAGAAACAATTGAGGAAGGATGGAAATGGGCAAGCGATGTCTATCCTGAAAAAATAGGCAAATACTTGTGTGGCTGGAAACATAGTGATGGAACATTTGAAGCCATTTTTATTATGAATCAATGGTATCTCAAAGATAACAAGAACTATCTAACCAAAGTATTTCCCTATAAATGGAAATCAAAATTGACTTGACAATCACAGTCAAATGTGCTATAATTAAGGTAAGATAAAATAACACTTTTATTTAAACTATACTAGGAGATAACAAATGAAAACTGCAGAACTAAAGAAAGCTTTAACAAAATTGAACGGTACGGTTTCCAAAAGAGCAACATTGCCAGTTCTGGCACATGTTCTGATTGAAGTGTCGCCAGAATCAACTACGTTGACAACCAGCAATCTTGAAGCATATTTCAAGTTGTGGATTGATAATCCCACAGATCAAGAATTTTCTGTGTGTGTTGATTATGTGAATCTGAAAAAATTGATTGGCAAAGTCAAGGCAAAAGATGTTAAATTTGGGTATAAAGAAAAAACAACTAAACATGGAGAAGGAGAAGATACATACACTAGAACAGAGTACAACCTTACTCTACAGGCAGGAAAAGCAACCTATACACTAAAGGGTCTTCATTCAGACGAATTTCCACCTATGGGAGAATTTGACGATCTCATAGCCAGTTTTGACAATGAAGTATTTCTTAATGATTACAAGTATGTTCAGTCTGTTGCTAGTACTGATGAAGCGCGACCTGTATTAATGGGCGTTCTTCTGACTACCAATATGGAATCGGATTCTGTTACGTTAGCTGCAACGGATGGATTTAGGATTGCTAAAGTTGATTCCAACCCACATAGCATACTGATACCTGAATTCAAAACCATTATTAGCCCAAGCGCAATCAATCTCAAGCATGCTGTTGGGGTAATTGCAATGTATCATAAGCCAGGACAACTCAAATTCACATGGCAGGGTGGAGAATTAGTATTGGCAGAAATTGATGGCAATTACCCTGACTATATGGCTATTTACCCTAAAGAAAGCACATTTTCATTCAATGCATCATCCAAGGAAATTGCTGAAGCATGCGAAGAAGCTGGTGTTATTGCTGCAGAAGGAACGGGTGTGGTCAAGTTGGGTTTTTATGGAGATACTTTAAATATATGCAACATGAATGCAACATCAGAAGAAATGGGCGAAGTGGATACTGGCTTCTATGTTACAAATAGCAATTTAGAAAACGTATTGGTAAAATTGACAAGTGAAAAAAGAGTGAAGGAATCAGATGAAACTCTTGATGCGGTAAAACATTGGTGTATTGCATTTCAATACAAGTTCCTAAAAGAAGTTGTTCAGGTTGGAGAAACAGTATGCATTGAAGCTAACACACACAATCACCCTATTCTAATATCAACAGAAGAAAACTCACGATCAATGGTTATCATGCCCATGAATTTAGGATAACAACCAAATTTATTGGTGTGCTAACCAACAAAGTTGGTACACCAAGAAAAGGAAACAATAAATGGATAAAAATAAAGGCACAATTCATTGGAGTAAAATATGGGAAGAAAAAATAAAGTGGACATGTGATATATTGAATGAAGTCGATCCAACAATGGATTGGGCTCCACACAAATTATGCAACGCAAGTGTGCCCGCAACAATCATTACTGCTATCCTAGAATTAGCAAATGTTCAATTTCAAGTTGACTGGAAGGGGCACAGCAGTCAAATAAAACAGTGATTTTATTTAGGAGAAAATATGTTAAGTTGGATAAAACAATTGCTATGCAAACATAATTGGAGAATCGGATCGTGTATGATTAATGGCAATGAAATAATTTTAATGAGTATTACAATAAGATGCACAAAATGTAAAAAAACTATATTTGCCAGAAAGGAAGAATAAATGCTATATATAAAAACATCTCAGCAATTTGAACTAATTGAATATAGGCAATATCTTGGTAACGATATACACCCAATCAACTATGTTAATACGGTAGTTTGGGTAAAAGCAACAGGCAATGAACTTGAATACATATATCAACATTTTAAGAATTTTCCCCGTAGACGAGAAAGCACTGGTAACTCACAAATTTGGCATGGCGACTTTGCAAAATTTGTCTGTGCCAATTGGTAAAATAAAAAATTCTACCACAAAATTTGAAATTTGTCAAGGAGAAATATGACTAGAAAACTAGATGTAGGAGATACCGTAATGATTAAATTTTTCAACACCCCAGAGCAGAAATTCTATGGTGATGAAATTAAAGGAACAATAGAAGAAATCAACCCATCATTTGATAAACCCTATGATATAAGACTTGATCTTAGTGGGTATGTTGTTTCTCTACAAAGAAAGGAAATTCAAAGACGTGTTGTAAGCTAGATAAAAGGTTGGTTTTATCAAAGGAGAAAGTATGAATACATTTGATAAAGGCTGGATGATTTTTAATATTGCAATTACAATAATCAATTTTTTCAACGGTCTGCGCCTAGACTCAGAAAAAGATATTGAAGGAACAAGAATTGTTTTAGGTTCTTCTTTTGTTTGTATGATCCTTATATTTATAATCGTGATATTGAAATCAACATAATAAAAGATTTCTGAAGGAGAAAAATATGAGAGTAATAAGAAATATTGGAAAAGCAATTTTCATTATGTTTTGCGGGACAATTTTATACATATTCTTAGTTATCATTGGGGGTTTACCGTTTTGGGCAGGGTGGACTTCTTGTTTGATTCTTGGATTGATTCTTGGTAGCTTTGTAAGCATGAATAAAAGAAAATTTAAGCTATTTATGGGTATCCTAATGGCGACCTCTCCAATTACAATTATAATGATTATATCAATTATTACTAAGGGCTGGCAAATACTGATAGGATGGGCTATAGCATTTGTGGTATTAGCAATAGTAGCGTATGGAGCCAAACTTATTTCTGATAATATGGATTAAATAAAAAAAATGTTTATTTGAAGGAGAAAATTATGATAAGACTTATAATAGGATGCTTGCTTATAGCTTCACCATTCATTGCTTCTTTTATTATGATGTGGCAGACCATGGGATTAGCAACTACAATAAAATATATGTGGCAATAGCCACAATAATATTGGTTGTTGTTACTGGTGTATTTTTGATAATGCCACAATAAAAGAGACATTTTATTTGGAGGTAGGCTATGAACGTAACTAAACCAAAAGACGAACTTGATCAACTTAAACACTTCTACGAAGAATGGCAAGTGCCAGTTGAATTGCGACCCTATAAACAATTTTTCTATGAATGTGAAAATCTATGGCGCAACAAAGAAATAACAAAGGGCTCTGTGTGGTGCAAGAACATAACAGCATTTCGCAAATTGATCAAGTTATGGAACAAGAAAAATGATATGTATAAATATTTCATTCGAGACATGGAAGAAGAAAAAACGATATCCGTAATTGCATGTGAATGTGGACGCAAAGCCCAAGATGTTGATTTAGATACATTTAAAAACTGTACATGTAAATGTGGAAAAGATTTAGCAAAGTCATAACATTTGTACCCTTGACAAAATTTGAAAAGTATGATATTTAATAATATAGAATACTAGATACAACCATAATAATATAGTATTCTAGATAAATATTAATAACAAAATTAAAAAAGATTCTTAACAATTATATAATTATCTAGTATACTAGATAATTAAGTGAAACAAGGAGAAAAATGAATAGAAAATTCAATCCCATAGACATACAAAACAGGCTTGATAAAGCTATAGGTGCATTGCATTGTTGCACCAATTTTAATGATGAAGTTAATATTTCTCATGAAATAAGATGCTTGAAAAGGGACTTAGAAGTTGCAAAAAGATTTTGGCAACAAGACGAAAAATCAGGCTCATGGTTTCCCAAATAAAACATGGATTTTATCCGTAGCTACAATAACAATTTTGACTTGACATAATGAATCAAATATGATATAATTAAGTAAGATAAATTAGACTAGAAAATAAAGGAGATATATAAAATGATGATGTCAGGAAATGTGCTAGGCGAAAGATTTTATGGGTTGAGAACTCCAGCATGGCATGAATTAGGTCATGTATCCCAAGAGCCTCTAAATGGCAGGGATTCTATGGAGAAGATTAACGGATTTGTAGTGTTTGACACTAGACCAGTAAGTGTGTTTCTCAATGGTGAACTGAGGGAGACTGAGCAGATTTGTATTGTTCGTTCTCCGATTCTAGAAGATCCGCAGGAACGCGTCATGGGATTCGCCAGTGACAGATATCAGATTCTTCAGCCAGAAACAGCCATTGATCTGTTTGATGAAAAGGTTAATCGTCCTGTAGAAACTCTTGGATTTTTAGGAAAGGGTGAAAAAATGTTTCTCACTTGGAAGTTGAATAGTTTTGATGTACGTAAAAACGACCAAATTGATACTTATGGATTTGTAGCGCTTGGATTTGATTCTAAATTGGGAGCGCAACTAAATGTAGTTACAATTCGTGTGGTATGTCAGAATACATGGATGGCTGCTATTTCACAAGCTGAACAATCTAAAGAAAAGGGAAGGGGAAAGATTTGGACAGGAAGACATAACTCTAAAGAGATGGCAAAAGAGTTGGGTATCTGGATGAACTATGTTCAACAGAATGCAGAACAACAAGCTTTTGCTACAGAGAATTTGTTCAATCTGTTTGAACGAACTTCAATAGGTCGTTCTGAAGCATATAACTTATTGTTTGATGTCTATCCTTCATTGCCACAAGTTCCAGAATACTACCCAGATGAATTGAGGCCAGCCAGGGAAGATTTAGTTGAACAATCAATTGTAAAGTCTGAGCGAGATGTTGATTTGACAATGAGATTGTTTGATGGTGAAGGAACTGGAATTGCTGGAAATACGTGTTATGATCTCTGGAATTCAGTCAGCGAAATGGAAAACTGGGCTAGAGCTACAAGGAAGAAACCTGAAAATTCAATCCTTTTTGGTCAGCGCGCCAATGCAATGAATCGTGGCGTAAAAGTCATAGAAGAGTATGCGTTGGCAGCATGATAGAACTTCATAACACAGACAATCTTACATGGCTAAATCAGATTAATAAACAGTTTGATTTAGTCTATGGAGATTGTATCTATGAAAGTATGAATTTTGATTGGGTAGAGATATGCTGGAAATTGCTCAAAGAAAATGGTATATTTATTGTGCAAACAGACCATCATACTGTAGGTGAATATATGATGATATTCAAGTATGATTTGAAAGCATACTTTGTTAATCATGCCATATATGTCATGGAATGGGGAGGGGTTTCTAAACGATATTTTCCAAGAAAACATGATGACATTCTTATTTGGGCTAAAGGAAAAGATTACAAGTTTTATCATGATCGTATTAGAGTGCCCAAAAAAACTGCAGGTACAGCATTAGATAAAAAGGGAACTGGATTGAAAATTCCTTGTGACGTATTCTATGATTTGGGCAATTTTCATACAATGTCAAAAGAAAGAGTCAAGGACAAAAGTGGCAAAAATGTTCAATGGCAAAAATCATTGAAACTTATGGATAGATTGCTATTGCCATTTACTGATGAAGATGATTGGATACTTGATCCATTTCTTGGCTCAGGAACTACTGCAAGGTGGGCAAAAGACAATAACAGGAATTGTGTGGGGCTCGAAAATGATCCAGTCATGTTCCAAATTGCACAAAAAAGATTGGAGGAATCATGAGAGATTTCCTAAGAGAAACTAAAAAGACTGTTTATGAAGTGTCTGAAATTGTTTGCAATAGTTGTGGGGAAATAGAGCAAGTAACAAGCGAACATTTTGTAAGTTTGATGCAAGAAATAAAAATTGGGTTTGGCTATGGATCTAGATTTGATGGTCAAATATGGCACTTTGATTTGTGTGAGAAATGCTTGCAAAGTTTTGCTCTTGCATTCAAAGTTCCAGTAGAATCTGAGAATCAATGGTAATGAGTAATACCATACGTTTAATCGAAAGTAACAGTAAAGAAGTAAAAAAAATGTTTGAAGAGGATCCATTAATGTTGCCATGTGTTTTTTGTGGTAAAGAAAATCATTGTGATGACACAGAATTTTTAGATAGTGATCCATATTGTAAAAATGGTTGTCTAACAGGAGATATACAATGAAAATTAATTTAATAATTATGAAGAATGAAAAAGATGTGGGATTATTTAAACAAAAAAAGAAAGGATTGCAGCTTTTTTATCCAGAGAGATCAAGAAATCCAGTAGAAGAATGTGAGTATATATTAGAACATATTTCATTAGCAAAAGGGGGAGATTATAATTGTTTAAATATTTATACGTTGAGACAAACAACACCTACATTTATTGGACATATGATTAATGATAACAGGTTAGATTATTGGGACATTGATGTACATATAATTAATGGCAATGTAACCAAAGCAAGTTATGATAAGCAGGGTAAATTAAATGGTTTGCCGTTTGGATTTTTTGAAATTCAAAATGCATTGTATAAGGAAACGATATGAAAATAACAGCAACAGATATACTTATTTTTATTGGGCTTTTATTTTGTCTGATCGGAGGGTTCTTTCCTGCCAGTGGATTAATTCACGTTGGGGGGTGGGTTACTGGTATTTGTATATGCGGTAAAGGAATTTCTTGGTTTACAGATCATTACAGCTTTTAAATAAAAACAACATTTTATTTGGAGATGCTTATAAGAAATGTGATATAACTTAGATTGACTAAACTATAAAAATAAAAAGGATAAAAAATGAAAAGATTACTTTGGATTGTATTGTTGATTGTTCTGATTTTCAGTGGATGCGCTCAACCAGCAGACGTAGCATCAAGGAATCTGTCGCTTGCGGCTGATAACTTTGAAGTAACGCGCCGTATCGTATTTTACAATGGGATAACAAGCGAATATATTTTGCAAATTGAAGGACTGTGTTCTCTTGGAAATTATGACAGTGATGGTGAATTGACCGTAACTTGCAAGGTTGGCCCTGAAGCATACAAGAAACACTTTCTTGGATTATCAGATAACGTGACGTATTTTGCGGAACAGATTGAATCATCAACGGAAAGTATTTACCGTTATCGTGTTATTTTTAGACCAAGCACAATTGTTCCAGATGTCGAAGTAGATTTAGGCTTGACAGAATAAGTCAAATATGTTACAATAATAGAAATACTTCTCCTCATGAATTGGTGTGTTGGGTTCGAATCCCGAAGGAGAACTGAGTAAATCAAAATTTAGTAAGATACAAGGAGATATAAAATGGAAGATAGTACTTTAATATGGATGTTTATTCTGTTTGGTAGGTGCTCTTATAATATTGGCTAGTGGGTGGTGATTTGATAAAAGCGAACAAGTATGATATAGTAAAATATGAGGAGATGCAAAATGAAAGTATATGACGTAGTTATAAGACTTAAAAAAGAATATGCCAATAACAAGACGGTTTCTATAGTTGCTCAAGATGTTACAGCCGTTTGTTTAAACATTCAAAATGTTGTTCCAGAATTAAAAGAAGAAGGTTGGGTAGAAAGCATAACAGAAATTAAACAACAAGTATATATACTTTAAATAAAAGGTTCATTTCATTTAAATATACAAGAAAATAGGAGAAAACAAATGTTAGCAGGATCCAAAAAAGATCAAGAAATAGAAATGTTTGGTATAACAATTAAACAAATGCAATTAGAACAAAGCTCGTTCTATGATAATTTATTGTGGGCTATGTCAATCCTTAGTGATGCTCAATAAGTGTTGGAACATGGAGATACAGAAACAGCCAGACAATTTATAAATAAAGCAAAATATTGGATTATGGAAGAGCGAGGAGAAAAAATATGAAATTTGGAAAATTTGAAATCGATCCAGGGACTCTTATCATTGTTGTATTTTTAATCATGTTGGGTCTTACATTTATTTTTGGCAAATGAAATACCTGTTTTATCTAGGAGATAAAAATGATAAAAAGAAGTGATTTAAAAAGCGGAATGCTGATAGAAGCGTTTGGGGGAAAAATATATATGGTTGTTTTAAATTCCTATATGGGGGAAGATACTATATTTAGTCAAACTAATGATTGTAATGATGAAGGATGGAATCCAATTTATTATTTTACCAAAAATGACATAGAATTTGTTGATGTTGAAAGAATGAACATAACAAAAATATATGCGCCAACAAGAACAACTGGATTTACATGGAATCCATTAAGTGATCTTTGGAAAAATATTTTGGATAAAGATCATCAAATTATAAAAATGACTCAACAAGAAATTGAAGATCAATTAGGATATAAAATAGGAATTGTGACTAAATAAAATAACCGTTTTATCTAGGAGTAAAGATGACAGAAACACACCCAATCAAAATATATAAAATGACATTGTATGCTGTTGATATGAATAATTGCTATAAAACGGCAAATGATTTATTGTACGCCATGGATCTTAAGTGCGAAGCAATGCTCAATGAGTTTGATGTGCAAGTTGCGCCTGTAAATTGGGGTGATGATATTGATATCAATAGAAGTGGAGCAACACAGGAAGATTATGAAAAATATTTTCAAGTAAACGAAATGACACATGAAGAAATTGAACAAGCACTTGGATATAGAATAAAGATAAAATGACAGTTTTATCTTGGAGATAATTATGAAAGATAATGAGTATAAGTGTGCAGTATGTTCTGGAGAATTTGAAAAAGGTTGGTCAGAGGAAGAAGCTGTGGCTGAAATGAAGAATAATTTTGGCGAAGATTCTACTACAGATGACTGTTCAATAGTATGTGATGATTGTTATAAGAAAATGGGATTTGAATAAAACACTTGTTTTATCTGGAGTAAAAATATGGTTGATACAGTATATTTGGTTGAAATAAACGGAAAACGATTTGCTGTTGATTTTGAGATAACACAACTTTTAAATGATAAAGAAAAAGCTATTGAAAAACTAACAAAGAATGTGGAAGACCTAAAAGAGGAATTATCCGATTTGACTTATGGTTATGAAGTTCTTGAATCAGGTGAATCCCAATATCTTGATACCATTGATGATTTAAAGGAAGAAATTAATAGTTTGAAACAAGAATAATTTAAATAAAACAGGCGTTTTATTGGAGAGAAATAATGAATAATGAACAAAAACAAAATGCATTTGATGAAGCAATGAAAAATTTTAATTTTAAAACAGTTAAAGATGTTATGGAATATCTAAATTGGGCTTGGACAGGCATTGAAGGAGTGCCAAACATATCAGACATGAAAGAAAATTGCAAAACGTTGTTTGATTTGTGTGAAAAAGATGTTGGGGCATGTAGCACTGGTGGGTTTTCAGTAACAATAGGAAAAGATTTTGTTGAGATTGAATTTGTGATTGAAAATTCAGTTGTAGTAATTTAGATAAAACCAACGTTTTATTGGAGAAAATATGAAAAAAGAAATAATAGATGCAATAAAAGCAGAGATAGAACGAGAATTTTGGGGTTATAATGTTTATTATTATCAACAATATGAAGATTTGGTTATAGATAATCTTAAAATTAAAAAAGAAAACATGAAAAAGAATAAAATTGTTTTGTTCAGATAAAAGGAAAAAATGACAGATAGAAATATTTATGATATAATAGAAGAAATTATAGAATGTATTCCTAAGATAAGAGAACATGGCGTTTTCATAATGAATCTTAGAAAAGCTCAAACAAGTGCATCTTTTGCAGCACCAGAATTACAAATAGATATGTGGCATAGGACACAAACAATCTTGGAACAAGAAATAGGAGATCCAGAAGAACAGTGGGAATGGGATGTTGCCAATATTTTTAATGATACTAAGGGAAAGGGAGCGTCTTAGTGGTTATAATATATATACTTTATTATTTATGTGGTTTAGCTCTTGCATCAGCATACTGGGATTGTACTTTAAGAGATGATGAAAGCAAGTCTTCATTGTTAAAAGTTTGGACATGGATTATTCTAGTATTTACATGGCCTTGTCCGATAGTGTATCTTGCAACCAGATTAATGATTCAAAAAATTAAATAAAATGAATTTTTATTGGAGAAAATATGAAAAAAGAAATAGTGGATGCAATAAAAGCAGAGATAGAACGAGAATTTTGGGGCTATAATGTTTATTATTATCAGCAATATGAAGACTTAATTATAGATAATCTTAAAATTAAAAAAGAAAACATGAAATGGAAAAAGGAGTCTTGTTGGTTATCAAGGCAACTGTTAGGCAGAACATTGGAAAAACACCAAGAAACAGTATATATCTTTGTTGATAAAAAAAATAAAATTGTCTTATTCAGATAAAAGCAATATTTTATTGGAGAAGACATGATAGACGAAAATAAACCAAAAATTCCTTGTTGGGTTATATGGTCAACCTCTGAAAATGGACTCGTAACATTGGAAGCTATTGATTTAGCTCATTGGATTGCCAAATCTCACAAAAAGTTACTTGAAAATGAAGTAACAAGAAAATTTGTTATGGTAAAAATAGAAAAATCTGAAGCAAATCATCTATTCGCTGGCGATTTAGATGAAAAGTGGTGGGAAATGTATGGCGAACAAGTTAATAAAAGAAGCGAGACAATTAAAGTCGAATCTCTTAGAAAAGAAAATGAACATGCAATAGAATGTATAAAAAAGATTAGAGAGGATTTACGACAACATAACAAAACTGGAGATATGGACATATTAAGAAAAATTATGGCAGAAACAGCAATCTACAATGACAGATAAAATGAATGTTTTATTGGAAAGGAATAAAATAATGGATAAATGTGACAATATTGTTGAGTATTCAAAGCGCGAGATTCTTCAAGACAAAATATGGGTTTGCGATGGATACATGCATTTTTTATTGAAAAAGGGAGCAATAGAAAAGACCATAACATGTGATTGCAAGGATTCTCCTTATAGTAAACTAAGAAGAGGAGCTCCAAAATAAATATGTTAAAATTTATAACACAAATTTTTTGCGATCACATTTGGAAAATGGATAAAACAGAATATCTTGGCCATAGTGACTTTGGAATGCCAGTAAGACATTGGGCCGCCTATAAGAGATGCATAAGATGCGATAGAAGAAAAATTACAAAACATAGGGAATTTGATTTTGACTTGCTAGATAAAGAAATAGCAGAAGATTTTAAAAACAATAATTGTTTTTAGAATAAGGACTTCCGTGAAAATTTTATGAAACAAAAAATAAAGTTTGATCCTGACCATCTAGATTTTAAAATTTTTGAGTGTGTGACAGGCAGCAGATTATACGGCACACATACAGAGATTTCTGACTATGATTATAGGGGAGTGTGTCTTCCGCCAGAAGAAATTCTTTTAGACCCCTTTATGAACTTCGATCAAAAAGATAGCGGGTTTGAAAATGAAGATAAAACAATTTATGCATTAGCTAAATTCTTCAAACTGTGTGCTGATGCCAATCCAAACATTATTGAAATGCTTTTCATTCCCAATGAAAACATTTTGCATATGAATAACAGATGGAAACTTATACTTGAGAATAAACATTTGTTTCTTAGCAAAAAAGCAAGGTATACTTTCTCTGGATATGCTATTAGCCAGTTGAATGCGATCAAGAGACGTAGGCAATGGTTTATCAATCCACCAACAAAAAAACCAACTAGATTTGAACGTGGATTACCTGATGTTCCTCTTATTTCTGGCGAAGGTCTTGATGCAATTGCAAAAATTGGTAAGGCATACTTACATGAAGCAGTAGTGGATGAAATCTATAGAGAAGTTGAATATAGGATTGAAAAAAAGAAATGGGACAATTATATGCAATGGTTTAAGAATCGTAACCCAGAACGAAAAATCTTAGAAGATAAACATGGTTATGATACTAAACATGCCTATCATTTATTTAGATTGATTGAAGAAGGAAGACAGCTTTTACTTACTGGAGAGATTAGGTTCCCATTAAATAACAGAGAATTCCTTTTGGGAATAAAAAATGGATCCTTTTCATACGAACAAGTGGTTGAAGAAGCAGAAAAGATTGATTTAAATTTTAATAAATGGTACGAGCATTCAGAATTGCCTTTCTCAGCAGACCGAAAGGGCTTGACAGAATTGTATTTTCGTGTTATCATGGATAGAACAGAAGTTGAACATATGAAATTGTATCAAGGTAGTTGGGATCAAAACGATACCCAATAAAAACAAGATTTTATCTGGAGAATTATGAAAATTATAGTAATGTCACAGAGAGAAGCAGAAGAAACTGAGAAATTTCCAGAAAATTCTATTATGATATCTATTGTTGATAATAATGCGCCTTGGGCAAAAATTAAACTGGGATCTTTGATTAGTATTTTAAGAATGTCATTTGATGACGTTGAATGGAACGAGACTAAATATGCTACTCCAATGTCAAAAAGAGACGCAGAACAAATCGTAGGATTCGTTATTCACGATATCCCTGAGAAAAATGCCAACTATTTGATAATTCATTGCACTGCTGGAATTTCAAGATCTGCTGGTATAGCGGCAGCAATAGGAAAAATTTTTCAAGATGAACAGGATTGGAAATTTTTAAATCCTAAAAAATATTTTCCGAATATGACATGTTATAGATTAGTAATGGAAGCATATATAAATCAAATTGATTCAATTGTTATACAAGAAAAGGATAAATAAATATATGAAACTTAAAGATTTAGAACCAGGAATGGTTGTAGAATTAGCCAATGGAAGAGTATATACTATAGTTTTGGAGGCTGGAGAATTGAAGGGAAGACGAAAAGGTGGATGGATAGCTGTAAATCCTAGCAGATACAATGAAGATATGGTATATCCTCAAAACCAATATAATATTGTAAAAGTCACAAAAGAAGAAGAAATTATATATGATAGAAATAAACAAAAAAGGAAAAGACAAGTGAAATTCAATAAGATTGAACAACTTACACCAGAAAAAATTTGGTTTGCTGATCCATTCACAACTGTTTTATGGCCTGATGGCACTAAAACTACAGTGAGATGCACAAAAGAAGATAAATTCTCTGAAGAATTTGGTCTAGCTATGGCTACTCTGAAAAGAGTTTTTGGCAATAATCATAGGGGAAGAATGCATTATATGCGTGTGATTAAGAGAGCTTATCATTCAACGTCTAAAAAGCCATTGAAGAAATTGAAAAAGAAAAATGCCTCTGTATGAATTTGAATGCGCTTCTTGCGAATTAACATTTGAAAAACTTTTTAAACACTGGGAAGATCCTAGCAAACTAAATATAGCATGTCCCATTTGTAATCAAATTGCTAAAAAATTGTTTGCTGTTCCAACAATTAAATTTATTGGAAAAGATTTTTATTCAGCAACAAATAATAAAGAAGAAAATAAAAACTGAGGAGATAAAATGATACAAGGAATAAAGTACGCATTGGCATTTTTGTGCGGCGGAACATATGCAAGTTGTATTTGGTGTGTAACACAGTTCGATGGAGATTGGCTAGATTTACCAATAATAACTTTAGTGTTTAGTTCTGCGGCAATAGTTATTGTTATATTTTGGTGGATTGGAAATCATTGGAACGATGACGATAAATAAAATGGCTATTTTATTGAGAAAAATAAATACGATATTGTGGAAAATTATTTTTTATATTATTGGAATTATCATATTAATTATGGGATTGCCTATGTTCTTAACTTGGGCATCATTGGCATGGTGTTTTTCCGATATGATAAAACAAGACACTAAGGAAAACGGATGGCTTGTAGCAAGTTTTATTCCTGTTTCTATACTTCCTTTGGGTTGGTTGAGTATTGTGTGGTGTGGTAGAGTGTTGTTTCCCTTTATAAATAAGTACTTGTTCTCGTCAATTCAATTCAAACTTTAAAAGATAAAACGATCATTTTATTGAATATCAGGAGAACAGAATGTTGATTTTTCAAGGAAAGGGTTTTAAATCTAAAAGGATAGGAGAACAAGCTGTATTTGGAGGAATATATAAGACAGTTGTTGTTATGCCACATGATTTTACAGCAAACACTTTTGCACATCATGAAAACATTTATACAACAAAACTTGAAGATGCAGAAGCAATCTTATCTAGTTTAAATAGAGATGTTTATGCATTTGGTAAGTTTGAAACCGTTGTCTTTTACATGAATGATCAGAAAGATAACATTGAAAAATATCTCAAGATTGAATATGATTTTTTAAAAAACAAAAATGTTATGCTTTCTATTCAGGATGGATCAATAGAAGGGGGCGTTCTTGTTTATGAAAAAAAATATCACAAAGTTGAAGGTGAAGTGTGGTATACTTAAATAAAATGATTATTTTATTCAGGAAAAATATATGATTGTTATGGTAGATGTAGATGATGTGTGTGCTGATTTAATTTCTAGGTGGTTGCTTGAATATAACCGCGACTACAGAGATTATCTTCGTCCGCAAGATATAATTGAATGGGACATAGAGAAGTTTGTTAGTCCAAAATGTGGGAATAAGATTCTTGATTACATTGAAAATCCAAACATGTATGATTACATACATCCAGTGCTAGGATCTCAAGTTGGCATAATTAGATTAAGACGAATGGGACATAGGGTTATTTTTACAACAGCTTCTACCAATGGATCTGCTGGAAGAAAACTTAGATGGCTAAATGACCATGGATATGAGTGTAATAAAATGGATTATTTTGAATGCCACGATAAGAGTCTTATCAAAGCAAACATAATGATTGATGATGCTATACATAATATAAATAATTTTTCTGGATTATCAATTCTATATGCAAGACCTTGGAATGAACTTGAACAAAAAAATTCTTCAGGTTTTCTTATAGCAGAAAATTGGGAAAAGGTAGTGAATTGTGTCAAATTTGTGATTGAAGCAGCGGAATTATGATTGTACTCATGGGAGAATCTGCATCAGGGAAAAGCACTATTGAAAACGAATTAGTAAAATTGGGATACGATAAAATAATATCTTACACTACACGGCCAGGAAGATCCAGCGAAAACGATGGGAAAGACTATCATTTTTTAACTGAAGAGGCTTTTGAGTATAATAAGCAAGATGGATTTTTTGCAGAACACGTTACATATCGTGGTTGGCATTATGGCATTGCTAAAGACGATTGCACAAATGATGCTGTTGTAGTTGTAGAACCAAGTGGATTACGACAATTAAAGAAAATGAAAAACCTAAATATTACATCTTTTTATTTGAAATGTACAGAAAGGGAAAGGCTAATTCGTATGGCAAAACGAGGCGATGAAATCATGGAAATAGTAAAACGAATATTTTCAGACCAAGGAGTTTTTCAAGGAATTGAAAGTGAAGTTACACACATCATTGATAGCAATAGAAAAATCCAAGAAATTTTATTTGATATAACAAACACATTGGAAAATAAATAAATATGTTACGAATTATTGGCAAATGGATAATAAATATTGCTTTAATTGGAATAGTTTTATATTTACCTGTATATGTGTTGGGATTAGCTAATTTTTTATTTCTTATTATAGGTGGAATTGTATTATGTTTCTTGTTACAATTTGAAATAAAACTTTGATTTTATTTGGAAATATTATAAAATAACCATTGACAAAATAACAATTGTGTGGTATAATTTGAATTAGTGAAAATTTTATTGTGCTGGTGTGGTGTAAATGGTAGCACATCTGTCTGTCGAACAGAAGGCTTGCGAGTTCAAATCTCGTCATCAGCGTTTTTGCTTTTAACAATATGCGTGGAATGAGGAGATAAAATTGATAATTGTATATGTTTATGCGGATTCCTACAAGGAATATAATACCACCAATTGGAGATGTGTGATGCCAGTTGATGCCATTAATAAAACAAAGAAAAATGAGGCTTATTTAATTAATTCTGGTCAATTTGCTGCAAATTCACCAGAAGTACAAAACCTATGTAACAAGGCAGACATAATTATCATTGAAAGAAATTTCTTTGGTGATAATTTGACAATGATTATGTACTGGAAAGTTCGTAATAAAATGATAGTTGCAAACTTTGATGATGCATATGATATGATGCGTGACACTAACATTGCCTATCCATTTTGGGTTTTAGGATCTGCAAAAAATAAAACTCCAGAGGGAGAGGTAGATGTTGAGATAAAGCCATTGCCCCTAACACAATTTAAGTGGGGGCTGAGAATGGTGGCGGGAATTATGTTACCGTCTAAAGTTTTGATGAAAGATTGGGATAGGTACTCAGATGCATATTATGTTCCTAACTATGTCGATATTACTCATTATAAAAATGTTATAAAAGAAGACAATGGTGATAATATAATCATAGGATGGGGCGGAAGTCTTTCTCATGTGCAAAGTTTTGAAGAGAGTGGAATAATAAAAGCATTACAAAAAATATGTAAAAATTATCCTCAAGTAAAGATTATGATTGCTGGCGATAAGAGAGTATATGATAAAATTAATTTGCCAGACGATAAGAAAACTTATAATAAATTTGTTAAATTTTCTGAATGGCCTAAAGTTTTAGCTAATTTTGACATTGGGTTAGCTCCACTCTGCGGACAATATGATCAAAGACGTTCTTGGATTAAGCCACTTGAATATATGTTGTTGAAAATTCCTTGGATTGGATCAGATAATAAATCGTATGATGATATTAAACAGTATGGGAAAGTAATAAAAAATCAACAAAATATTTGGTACACAACAATAGAAGAAATGATACAAAATCTTGATGATCATCGCAAGTTTGCTAAAGAAGAACCATATAAATTTGCAATGAATCAAACTATAGATAAGAATGTATCTAAGATTTTAAATACATGCAAAGAAATTATTGATAAAGGATATAATGAATGAAAGCGTTTGTTACTGGCGCTGCAGGATTTGTTGGAAGCAACCTAGTTGATAGGCTGCTAACTGATGGATATGAAGTTGTAGGATATGATAATTTTAGTACTGGGAAAAGCAAGTATCTATATGACGCATATAAATTTTCTAATTTTTGTATGATAAATGGTGACATACTAGATTTTGAAAATTTAACATGGGCAATGAAAGATTGTGGTTTTATTTTTCATTTGGCTGCAAATGCAGATGTTAGGTATGGATTAAAAACTCCTGAAAAAGACTTAAATCAAAATACAATGGGAACATTTACAATCTTAGAAGCAATGCGAAAAAATAAAATAAAAAATATTATGTTTGCTTCTACTGGGTCTGTATATGGAGAAACAAAAGATGTTCCTATTCCAGAAGATGCGCCATTTCCAATTCAAACATCATTATATGGAGCTTCTAAATTAGCTGGAGAAAGTTTAATACAAGCATATTGTGAAGGATATGGATTTCAAAGTTGGATATTTAGGTTTGTGTCATTGCTTGGGAAAAATTACCATAAGGGATTTGTTGTAGATTTTTACAATAAATTGAGAGAAGATGTTTATAATCTTGAAATAATTGGAGATGGAACCATTTGTAAAAGTTATTTGAATGTGCAAGACTGTATTGAGGGAATGTTGGTAGCAATTGATAAATCAAAAGAGCAAGTAAATATTTTTAATTTGGGAACAGATGAATATTTAAGTGTAACAGATTGTGCAAGAGTTGTAGCTGAACATTTAAATTTACTTCCTAAATTTTCTTTTACTGGAGAAAGTTGGAAGGGAGATAATTCATTTATTTGGTTAGATATCGCAAAGATAATGTCGTTAGGATGGAAACCAAAGTATACTATTAAAGAATCAATACAAGAGACTTTGGATTTTTTAATAGAAAAGGATTGTGTGAATAATTTATGAAACTACAAGATAAGAACATTGTAATTACAGGAGCCAGTAGAGGATTGGGCTTGGCAATAGCACAAAGATGCCATGATGAAGGAGCGAATCTTGTCTTAATTTCTAGAACTAAACCAGATTTGATAAGTAAAAGAATTAGGTGGTTCAAATGTGATTTATCTAAAGAAGAAAAAACTTCAAGTGTTTGTTTAAGATTAACTACTGCGTTCCCAATTGTTCATGCCCTAATTAATAATGCAGCAATTCAAGGACAAATTAATAACACTTGGATGCTTTCATCTAAGGAATGGCATAAGGCGATTCAAACGAATTTAACTGCACCATTTCAGTTAATGAGAATATTGATACCTAAAATGAAAATAGGAAGTAAAATAATCAATTTGTCTGGCGGAGGTGCTGTCTCTCCCAGACCAATGTTTTCTCCCTATGCAGTTTCTAAAACTGGTCTTGTTAGGCTGTCTGAAAATCTTGCAGAAGAATTGAAAGAGATAGGTATAGATGTTAATTGTGTCTCTCCTGGCATAATGTATTCAAATATGACTGAAGAAACTCTTGTTGCGGGAATTGATTTGGTGGGAAAAGAAGAATATCAAAAAGCCCAAAGAGTAAAAGAACGTAACCCCTCTGTTAGTAGCGATGCGATTAATCTCGCTATGTTTTTACTTTCAGAAGAAAGCAATGGCATAACTGGAAAAACAATGAGCGCAATGTGGGACAATTGGGAAGACATATTGCGAATAAAACAAAAAATTATAGAAAGCAATGTATATACTTTGCGAAGATTGACTGCAAGAGATTGCAGGGGTATTCCAAATTCATTGGATAAAAATTATGGTAGATAGTTTGCGCTTTGGGATTGTTGGGTGTGGCCTTATGGGAAATAAGCGTGCTAAATATTTACCATATGGATCATTAAAACTTTGTGTAGATTCTGATATTAACAAAGCACAGAAGATGGTTAATGGATTAGATGGGGCGAGTGCAATTGCAACCACAACAACAGACGGCATGTTATCAACAGTTGATGCTGTATTTATTTGTACTCCAAATGCTTATTTGGCTCCCAATGCTTTGAAGGCAATCAGTGCTGGCAAACATGTTTTTATAGAGAAACCAGGAGGAATAAGTACCATAGAGATTGTTGAACTTATGGCTGCAGCCACAGAAAACAATGTTAAAGTAAGGATAGGTTATAATCATCGTTATCATCCAGCCATTATGAAGGCACGAAAAATTATTCAATATTATAATGGCATTGGACAAATTATGTTTATACGAGGTAGATATGGTCATGGCGGAAGAAGAGGATATAACAAAGAATGGAGATCTAATCTAGCACTATCAGGAGGCGGCGAAACTCTCGACCAGGGAAGCCATTTAATTGACCTTTCTCTAATGTTTTTGGAAAATTTTAATGAAGTTGGTGGATTTACAAACACCTATTTTTGGGATATGCCTGTAGAAGATAATGGCTTTATGTGGCTCAGAACTAAAAATGATCAAATGGCATTTCTCCATGCAAGCTGTACTGAATGGCGCAATATGTTTTCATTTGAAATATATGGCAGAACTGGAAAACTTCAAATTGAGGGCTTAGGCGGATCTTACGGTATTGAGAGACTTTCATATTACAAGATGTCTCCAGATTTAGGCATTCCAGATATTACACATTATGAATATCCAAAACCAGATAACTCTTGGGGAATTGAATATAAAGAATTTTATAGAGATATTACTGAAAACAGAAGCCCAGAGCCAGGATTATATCATGCTGGAATGGTTTTGGATGTTGTAGAGAAAGTTTATAAGGTGAATAGATGATAAAATATGATCAAAAAGATATTGAAAGATTTTGGGGGTATGTGGATAAAAAATCTGAGGATGAGTGTTGGGAGTGGAAAGCCTTCAAAGACAGAAAGAATTATGGCAGACTTGGCGTGGGCAAAAAGATTGTAAGAGCACACAGATTTTCATTTTTGATAACTTATAAAAAAGAAATAGATGGGCTTATTGTTATGCATAAATGCGACAATCCGCCCTGTTGCAATCCAAGACATTTAGATTTAGGAACTCATATTGATAATGTAAGAGATAGGGACAATAAAGGAAGGCAAAGAAGTCTTTGTGGCTCAGAAAGTCATTATGCAAAACTTGATGAAAATAAGGTAATGAACATAAGAGAGGAGTGTAGGTCTGACACAGTTAAAAATATTGCTAGTAAGTATGGCGTTTGTATTGATACTATATACAATATAAGGAAAGAGAAGTCTTGGAAGCATCTATTGGAATTGCCCAATGATTATTGTTCGTAGCCCATTGAGAATTACGCTTGGCGGAGGTGGAACTGATTTGGGAAGTTTTTCTCACAATCATGGCGGATTTTGCATCTCTGCAGCAATCAATAAATATATTTATATAAGCATTCATAGAACTTTTACAGAAAAAATTATTTTAAAATATTCTAAAACAGAAAATGTAAAATCTCCTCAAGATATTTCACATCCAATTATAAAGGAATGTATAAAATTACTCGATTTTCAAACACCCCAACTTGAAATTGTTTCTCATGCCGATGTGCCATCCAATGGAAGTGGATTGGGAAGTAGCGGTGCATTTACTGTAGCTCTTTTAAAGGCTTTATATTTGCATAAAAATATAGCAACATTGCCACATGAAATTGCTGAACTAGCTTGCAATATTAATATTGATAAATTGGGTATGATACAGGGCAAACAAGATGAATATATATCTTCGTTAGGCGGAATTATGTGTTTAGAATTTCAGAAGAACGGAAATGTCAAACATGTTCCACTCAATATTTCACATGACACATTGGAAAAACTTCAAGAGAATCTAATGTTGTTTTATACAAATATTGAACATAATACCAACAACGTATTGTATTTTCAAGACAAGGCTACGAAAAATAATGATAAGGCAATGTTATCTAATCTTATGAATTTGAAAGAAATAGGAATATTATCAAAAAAACTTCTTGAGAAAGGAAAGATGCAAGAATTTGCTGAAATGCTTAATGTACAATGGGACAATAAAAAAGAGCGAACCAACACCTCTCCCAAAATAGAGCAAATTAGAAATGATGCTTTAAATAATGGCGCAATAGGAATGAAATTGGTTGGATCTGGCAATGGTGGATTTTTGCTTGGCTATATAGAAAACAAAAGGAAACTAAAACAATATATGAAAAAAAATAGCTTGCAAGAGCTAGTTTTTTCATTTGATTTTGAGGGTAGTCAACGAATAGTATGAAACTTCCAACAATAACAATTCTTTGTGGTGGCTTGGGAACACGAATAGAACAAGGAAATAATGTTCCTAAATCATTGATAACAATTGCCAACAAGCCATTTATTTTTTACCAGTTAGAATTATTGAGCAAAAATGGATTTAAAAATGTCGTATTGTGTGTAGGGCATTTAGCAAATAAAATAATTGATGTTGTAGGGACACAAAGATTCGGATTAAAAATATCTTATTCAATTGAACGGACGCCATTGGGAACTGCAGGAGCAATAAAAAAAGCGCTTCCACTACTGGGAGAATGTTTTTTTGTAATGTATGGTGATAGTTATTTGCCAGTAGACTTTGTTGAAGTTGGATATGCTTTTGTACAGCTATGTTGGAACAAATCGGGCATGATGACGGTTTATAAAAATCAAAACAAATATGATAAGAGCAATGTTTTATATAGGGATGGACGAATTATAAAATATGGCAAGAAAAGCAGCACAACTGAAATGGAACACATTGATTATGGATTATCTGTTTTTAATAAAGAAGCATTTGATGTGTTAAAACCTAATATCAAATATGACTTGAGTGAAGTTTATAACCATCAACACAATAGAATTATGGGATATGAAATGAAATCCAGATTTTATGAGATAGGATCTCCAGAAGGATTGAAAGATTTTGAGGAGTATATAACAAAAACTAAAGGAAATTAAATGTTTGCTAGAAAATATTTAGAAGAATCAAGGTTTATTATTAATAATTTTGATCATGAAGAAATAGAATCTATGGTTGAAATTTTGTATCATGTGCGCAAGGCGAAAGGCAGGTTGTTTATTCTTGGGAATGGTGGTGGCTCTTCAATTTCTAGCCATGCTGTAAATGATTTTAGAAAAATTTGTGGTATAGAGTCGTATGCTCCTACAGACAATGTGGCAGAATTAACCGCAAGAACGAATGATAGTGGGTTTGAGTGTGTGTTTTCATCATGGCTAAGAACAAGTAAAATCAATTCAAACGATGCAATTCTTATTTTTTCTGTTGGAGGTGGGGCGACTGGAATAAGTTCTAACTTGGTCAAGGCAATAGATTGTGCTACAACAGTGGGGGCTAGAGTTCTGGGTGTTGTTGGTAGAGACGGTGGCTACACTAAACAAAATGCTCAGGCATGCGTTGTTGTTTCTATTGTTCATGAGGATAGGATTACTCCTCATACAGAAGCTTTTCAATCTGTTGTTCTTCACTTACTTGTATCCCATCCCAAATTACAAAGATCACAAACTAAATGGGAGTCAATGGATGAATAAGGCTGTATTTTTAGATAGGGATGGCATTATTAATAAGGCAATTGTGAAAGATGGATTACCAGCCTCTCCACTAACTATTGAAGAAGCTGTTCCAGTTGATGGAATATTGTCTGTCATAACTGACTTATGGAAAGATGATTTTACTATAATTGGCATAACCAATCAGCCAGATATTGCAAGAGGTAAAATTACCCAAGATGAAGCAGGTAAACTCAATGCCAAAATTGCTAGTTGGTCGCCATATATAAGATCAATTTTTGTATGCCCACATGACGATGATGATCTTTGTAATTGTAGAAAGCCAATGCCTGGATTTCTTTTTTTGGCCGCAGAAATATTTAATATAAGTTTGCGTCAATCTTGGATGGTTGGTGATAGATGGAAAGATATTGAAGCCGGATACAGAGCAAGATGCCAAACAATATTTATAGACTATCAATATGGAGATGAATTACGACCTTCAAAACAAACACATACAGTTTCAAGTGTGAAAGAAATTTTTCCATTGATAATGAAGGAGTATAAATGAGAGCTAAAATTTTTGCTGATGGGGCTGATTTGAAAGAAATGATTGAGTTGAATGAAAATCCAATTGTGTCAGGGTTTACTACAAATCCCTCCATATTGGCAAAAGCTGGCATTACAGATTATAAACAATTTGCTCAAAGTGCACTGAGACATATTGTAAAAAAGTCAATTTCATTTGAAGTTTTCTCTGATAATTTAGATGAGATGGAAGAACAAGCAAAAGAAATAGCATCTTGGGGAAAAAACGTATATGTAAAAATTCCTATAACCAATACAAGAGGCGAATTTACAGTTGGTAAGATCAATCATTTATGTCTTCAAAAAATCAAAGTAAATGTCACTGCTGTTTTTACTACACCTCAAGCCAAAGATGCTATGTTAGCTATTGGAGAAAACAAAGGAATTGTTTCTGTGTTTGCTGGTAGAATAGCAGATGCAGGAGTAGCCCCCTTTCCTATTATGGCTGATATGGCTGCATGGATGCGTTCCAAATATGAAAACCAGCAATTATTGTGGGCTTCTCCAAGACAAGTATATGATGTAGTATTGGCAGATAAAAGCAATTGTCATATTATAACAATGCCAAAATCCCTGATAGATAAAATTCCATTGTTAGGAAAAAACTTGAATGATTTTTCTTTAGAAACAGTCAAAATGTTTTATGATGCTGCACAAAAATCAGGATATACTATATGAACATGGCAGTTATTGTATTCAGTCGCAATCGCCCCTTGCAACTTGACCTTTGTTTATCATCTTTTCATCGCCATTCAGATGTTTCTTCATATAATTTTTGGAAAGAGATGGATATAACAACTATTTATACTTGCGATCCAGAATATCAAGACGCATATAGTCAATTAGACATTGAATGGGGAGATTATACACATTTAGTTAAAGAAATTAATTTCAAACAAGATGTGTTGAATCTTCTCAAAGATAAAACGCACGTTTTATTTCTGGTGGATGATTGTATTTTTACTCATGATTTTAGTTTAAAAAAGATTGTTCATGTTTTAGATAGTCGCAAGAACACAGTTGGATTTTCTTTAAGGTTAGGAAAGAATACAAATTATTGTTATACTCTTGATAGAATACAAGATACTCCATTTGTAGCAGAAGTTACTAGTAGTATGTTAGGATATAATTGGACAAATGCAGATGGAGATTTTGGATATCCTGCAGAGGTATCTAGTTCTGTATATAGAGTGAAAAATTTCATTGAGCCATTAAAAATGTATGATTTTAAAAATCCTAATGAGCTAGAATCTTTAATGAATAGTATAGCCAATGTATATATGGATTCGGACAAGAATACATTTTTAAATAAAATGCCAACTTTATCTTGCTATGAACAGTCTGTAGCCTTTTGTAATCCATGTAATAAGGTGCAGGATGTTGCTCCAGACAACAGATCTGGAAATAAAGTAAACCATTCTGCAAGAAATCTTTTATGGTTTTATAATAATGGTATTAGAATTGATCCTAAAAAATTTGATGGACTCATATCCAATTCTGTACATATGGAAGTAGATTTAGTATGATTAGTGTAATTATTCCTTGCTATAATAAAGCAGATTATTTAGAAGAAGCAATTAAAAGCGTTATTGATCAAACATTTAAATACTGGGATATAATAATAATTAACGATAGTTCTAATAATGACTTAAATAAACCAATAAAGGAAGTATGTGAAAAATATTCTGATTATTCTATAGATGTAATAAGAACAAACAATATTGGAGCCACAAAAGCTAGACATTTAGGAATAATGAAATCAAATAATGATTTTTATATGCCTCTTGATCCAGATGATAAAATTCAATCAGTGTTTTTAGATACGACATTAATAACATTAGAAAAATGCCCAAATGTTGGATTCGCTTATGTTGATACAGTGTATTTTGCACAACAGTTATTTAACAGAACGCCTTCTCTAGAATATTCTCTTTTTCAACTCATACAAAGTAATTTTATAAGTTACTGTTCGCTATTTAGAAAAGCAGCATATGTGGATATTGGTGGATATGATTTGAATAATTTCTGCTACCTAGAAGACTACCAATTATATTTGAGACTTGGGGCAAAGGGTTGGTATGGCAAACATATTGCATCAGATCTTTTTTATTATAGAGTAAGAGAGGATTCGTCCTTTCAATCTGAACGCAGAAAAAAATTAGAAGTAGTATATAGATCATACATTATTTCGCAATTACCAAACTTATTTCCTTATCAGTGGCAACAAAATGCAAAAGATATGTTGCTCAATTATCCACATAATTTTATGTCTATGAACCCACAACAACAAGAGAAATTTTTAAGAGAGATGGAATAACTATGAGTAGTATTATGCCAGAAGAAGGTCTTTATCTTGATCATGTTAGGAGAAAAATTCCTGAAAACCAAGATGCCATATTGATTGATGTAGGATTTAATGTTGGAGTGTTTACCCAAGAATTTTTAGATAGGTTTGTAAAATCAAAAGTTTTTGGATTTGAGCCAAATAGAGATGCATATAATATAGGGTTAGAGAAATATAAAGAAGATGAAAGAGTGCAATTGTTTAATTTGGGTATAATAAATGCATTCTTGACTAAAAAACTTTTTTATCAAATGAAACCAGAAACAGGATGTTCTAGTCTTTATTATCGTGAAGATTTTTTTAAAAAGCCGCGTGTTATGGCTGAAGTTATTGTTGATTTTGTTGCTTTGGATTTGGTTGCATTGCCTAATAAAATTACCTATCTTAAAATAGACACTGAAGGCAGTGAAATGTCAGTATTAAAAAGTGCTCAGACTATGATAAATAGTAAACAAATAAAATATATTCAATTTGAATCTGGTGATTGCAATAAATATAGTGGTTATACGGCGGGAGATATTGTATTATGGTTGCAATCAAGGGGCTATAGGGTTTATAATGGATCTTTGGACATTTTGCCCAAGGGGTGGGGGGTTCAAGACGAAGAAATACATAATTATTTAGCAGAATTGATATGAAAAAATATATTGTATCTTTTGGAGGCTTGGAACGTGGAAAAAATCGCCATAACGAATCATATGGAATTCATCGAGATTATACGTCAGAAGTTCATAGGCTTTTTGAATCTGCCAAGCCTTACTTTGATGATTGCTTTTATTATGATAATGACTGGTTTGAAAACTCTTCATATTGCAAAAATAATCCTTGGGTATTAAAAGAAGATAGCTATGGTTGGTGCTTTAAACCTATAGTTATTCAAGATGCTTTAAACAAGATAGAAGATAAAGATGTGCTTATGTGGTGCGACTCTAATCATGTTATTATGGCTAATCCCAGATCACTAATAGATATTGCCACCACCAACAACATATTTTGTCATGAACATCATAATATTGTATATTATAATAAAAATTTTACCCATAAAGATATGTTTGTTAAAATGAACTGTGATGAGTCAAGGTATTGGGATGCCCCCCAGATGCAAGTAAACATTATGGTGTTTTATAGAACAGATTTTACAATAAATTTTGTACAAGAATGGGTAAATTTTGCTGTAGATTATGATACAATGATTAAAAACGAAATGGAAAATTTGCCTAGATTTGATGATCATAGACATGAGCAAAGTATATTCTCAATACTCAGAGAAAAATATAACCTACCGTATTACCTATATCCATTTCATATTGTGCATGAACGGGACGGAATTCATCTTATAGAACGAGGAGAATAAAATGTATAAAATAGCTGATAATTGCGATATAAAAGGGCTGGCAGAAATATATGAAAAATATTTTGATAATAAAACAGATGGATTTTTTGTTGAGATTGGTGCCTATAATGGATACGATTTTAGCAATGTTTCAGGATTGGTAGATGTGGGGTGGTCGGGCATATGTGTTGAGCCAAACCCACTCAATTTTAAGGAATTACTTAAAACATATAAAGATAAAAAACATCAAGTAACATGCATAAGAGCAGCCATTGGGGAGAGGGGTATAGTCATGATTTCAATGAATGCAACTCTTTCAACCACCTCAGCAGAACAAATTAGATATTATAAGGAATGTGATTGGATTAATCAATATATACAATATACTGAAATGGATAGTTTACCTTTAAATGATTTGCTTGAGCAATGCATCAACGTGCCTTTTGGATTTGATTTATTATCCATAGATACAGAAGGTACAGAACTTGCAATTATGCAACAATTCAATATTGGTTTGTGGAAACCAAAAATGGTTATTATTGAGGCTCATGAAAATCACCCTATTAAACCATTGGGAAGATTTGCAAACGAAATAAATAAATACTTTGCAAGAAATAACTATGAAAGGATTTATAGTGATTTTGTAAACAATATTTATTGGAAAGATAAATGAAAGATTGTTCAGTTTCGGTTTGTATGTCTATACATAATCAAGCACCAATAATAACAAGTATAGTTAATGGCATTATAAAAAATATATCCAAAAATGTAAAAGAAATTATATTTGTTTTTGATGGATGTGATGATGGATCTGATACCATTGTGAAAAGCATAATGAATGGTTGTAAAGTTCCAACACAATATATTTATGCAGATGATATTTGGGAAGTTAAGGCTAATAATTTAACATTTAAGAATGCAACATGTCCATACATATTAACTATTCAAGACGATATGTTATTGTTGGAAAAAGATTTTGATAAGAGAATAATGCTTCCCTTTTTTAAAGTTGAAAATCTTTTAGGAGTAAGTGCTAGAAACGCTCAAGATCAACGTATTGAAAATGGTGAATTGAGTTTTTATAATCTTTTTGGGCATGATGTTGATAGTCCTAGAGATATTTTAGGAGTTCGCGAAATTATAATAAGGGGCCCTATTATGTATGACCATCAGAAACTGGAAGCAATGAATTATCTTGACGAAGAATTTGCGCCAACATATGGCGATGACCATGATATTAGTTTTAGGGCTCATAGGGAACATGGATGGATAGTTGGGGCGTTTATGGTTGGTTACGATTCTCCTTTGTTGTGGGGCAAAACAAGACAGTCTAGGCCAATACGAAATGCAATCTGGGACAAATCTAGAATAAAAAATATAAAAATGATTATAGAAAGACATGCAGATTTAATTAATGGGGAAAAACATACACAAGACATTATAATCAAGGAGTCTTTATAAATAAAGATTTTTCAATTTCACTTTGTATATCTATGTACAATCAGGAGCGATTGGCTGCAAGGGTAATGAATGGCATTATTCAAAATATGTCTGCTAATGTAAAAGAACTTATTATTCTTTTTGATGGATGTATAGATACAACAGAAGAGATAGTAAAAGGGATTGTTGGTAACACATGTAAAATACCAACAAAATTTTTATATGCTGGCAATGTAAATGAAGTTATTGCCAATAATTTAACATTTAGGGCAGCCTCTTATCCATACATTATGACAGTGCAAGATGATTGTCAAATTTTAGAAAAAGATTTTGATAAAAGAATGTTAAAACCATTTTTACAAGTGTCCGATCTTTTAGGTGTTACTGGAAGAAATGCACAGAATGAAAAAATAGTTGATGAAACAATTCATTGTTTTGATGTGTTTGGAAAAGATGTTGATAGCCCTAGAAACACATTGGGAATAAGGGATATCATAGTAAGAACACCAATATTGTTTGACCATCAAAAACTAGAGACATTGGATTATCTTGATGAAGAGTTTGCTCCTATCGACTGTGATGATAAGGACATAGGATTTAGGGCTTATAAAAAGAAAGGTTGGCTAGTGGGCGCATATGTAATCAATTATGATTCTCCTGCCTCATGGGGTAAAACTAGAAACAATCCAGTAAGCCATGATATTTGGGTGGCATCTACAACAAAAAATGTAAAAATTATAATAGAGCGCTATCGTGATTTGCTTGAGGGTAAAAAGCATAATTTAAACATAATAATAAAGGAGTAAAAAAATAATGGAATACCAGGTTTATCCGTATACAGAACAAACGAAGGGGCTAGGCATAGGAGACGACAATATATATAGCAATGGTGAATATCATGTTCTTCATGGATTTTTACAAAGAGACAGTGTTATATTTGATGTTGGAGCAAGCTCTGGTAGATGGACACAGATTGCATTATGTATTATGGTTCCAAAGTTTATTTACTGTTTTGAGCCAGTTCCAGACGCATTCTTGGCAGCTTATCAACTCTTTGCACTACGAAATAATGTTGAAGTATTAAATAACATCATTGGAAATGAATGTGGTAAAACTGCTTTTTACTGGTATAAAAATAACCCGCAGCTTGCAGAAATGAGTAATCTTTTTGGTAGACCCAATGTTGAAGCAGCTAACAGTATTGAAAAAGAAATAATATATGTTGATGGAATTACAATTGATTATTTTTGTAAAGAAAGAAAAATAAAGCATATTGACTATCTAAAAATAGATGTAGAGGGCGCTGAGTTTCGTGTAATCGATGGAGCTAAAGAAATGATGGAAAAGCAGACCATTGATTATATCCAGTTTGAATATGGTGGTTGCTTTATAGATGCAAGAACTACACTAAAAGAAACTGTTGGTTTATTAAAAAATAATTATGCGTTGTTTAGGATAGTTCCTAGTGGGCTTTTACATATGTCGGAATGGATAGATGAAATGGAAAATTATCTACACTCAAATTATTTGGCAATATCTACAAAAATAGAGAATAGATTTCCCATAATGGAATTTAGTGAAAAAGATAATGAATGAAGCACCTTTAGTTAGTATAGTTGTTCCAACGTTCAATCGTTTAAATATGTTATCTAAAACGATTGAAAGTGTTTTAAATCAAACCTATAAAAATTTAGAAATTATTGTAATAAATGATTACGGTGAAGATGCTCAAATTGTAGTAGATACATTGAATGATTGTAGAATCAAATACTTTAACCATGAAAAAAATAAAGGACTTGGTGCGGCTAGAAACACAGGAATTAAAAATTCTTCGGGAAAATATATTTGCTATTTGGATGATGATGATTGGTATTTCCCAGAACATGTTAGATTGCTTGTAGAGAAAATGGAAGCCAATGATATTCATGTTATATATAGTAATGCTATTCAAAATATGCAAACGATACAGCCCAATGGATTTTATACAACAATTGGTAGACACATGGCATATGATGTAGATTTTTCTAAAGATCTTTTATTGATTCAAAATATAACACCAGTATTGTGTGTAATGCATAGAAAAGACTGTCTTGAAAAGGCTGGTTTATTCGATGAAGATTTTAAGGCATATGAGGATTGGGATTTGTGGATTCGAATATCAAGAGATCATGATTTTCATCATATGAGGGTTGCTACTTGTGAGTATACTTGGAGGCAAGATGGTAGCACAATGTCAAGTAGCCGATCAGAATTCAATACGCTGTTACCAACTATTTATGATCGTTATAAAGAGTTCGCAACTTTAGAAACTATGAAAGCACAAAATAGTATTTTAGAGAAAAGGGGATTATCCAGAATCGCTTGACATTGTGAGTAAAGTGTGGTATGCTTATATGAAACGTTGTAAAAAGTGTGGGAAAAAATTAAAGAGTTTGAATAAAAAAATCGCTTGTCTTATAAAAGAAAATAAAGAATTAAAAAATGAAATTAAAAAACTAGAAAATGATAATGAAAATTTATATACGGAGATTTATTGAAAAAGATAAAAGCTAAAAGCGAAACTGTTTTTAGATGGGAATGTCCTAAGTGTTACTATAGTTGCAATGTTATTTTTAAAGACAATTTGGAAAACAAGATGACAAAAGAAAAATGTTTTTCATGTGATGAAGAATATTTAATTTATGACGAGATGGAATGAGATTTTATTGTGAGTAAAGTTTCTTTAGATTATTATGAATGTGATGATGGAAGCTTGGCGATTGAGTTTGTGAGCAATGATTTTAGAATTGGGATTTGTTTTGAAAAAGATTTAGAGCAAAGTGGCTGGTATTATGTCGATAAAGATCCTACTTTAGAAAATAGTCCTATTGAAAAAGAAATGGTTGATAAACTAAAAAAACATCTTGAGAAATATGAATAAAATACACAAAAAGATTATATTTCGTTCTGTGGTGGCAACTTCTATTTTTTTTCTTATATGTATTATATTTTTAATAGATTACTATGAAGCAAAATCTTGTATTAGTTACATTCAAACCTATACCTATATTTATAAATCTTATATTACTATTTTTCAAATGAAAATATCTTGTTTATTAACGTAAAATAATGAAAATAAAAGAATTAAAAATTCAAGATGAAAAAAGGGTTTTATTGTGAACAAAGTAATTAGTCCAAAACAAATGAAAATAAAAGATGTAACAAGGCATGAAACCGCAAATGCTTGCTGTGAAGAAATAAGTGTTGCTATTTATAAAAATTATTTCGGAATCAATTCTGTTTACAATCTTTTTATTAGACCATCATTACATGACGACAGTATGATGATGCGTTATTGTCCATTTTGCGGAAAAAAATTAGGCGATCTTAAACCAGAATAAAATGATGGTTTTATTTGGAGAAAATTATGTCCTATAAGAAAGCAAAAACAAAAAAGAAATATTATTTTGAATGTGTTGAGTGTGGCACAACCCAAGTAAGATCAAGGAACATTGAACCAAAATCATGTGATAGATGTAAAATTATTGCTAAGAATATAGAATTAGAGAAAAGGCAAATTGAAATAGATAATAAAATTTCTCAATTCAAGAAAGAAAATAATTTTAGTGAATCTAAATGTTGTCAAAATTGTGAATATTCCGAGATGCTATATTATGATGAAGATTACAAATGTTTAAAAATTGGATACACAAAATTGGGAGATGAAATAATTCTTTATACGGAAGGAAATAATTGTTGTGATGCATTCAAAACTAGATAAAATCGTTGTTTTATGTAAGGAAAACTATGGATAATAAAGAATTAACCAAATTCAAAGAATCAATTAATTTTAGAACTGTACCATGTTGTAATTATTGCACACATTGTCTTGTAGAATTTGATCATGAGGAATACTATTGTATTAGGTTGAAAGAATCAAAGTTTTCAATAGAAGAAGATACAGTTTGTGATGAGTATGAAGAATGGGATTTAGGTGAGTAGATAAAAGCGCCATTTTATCTGGAGAGAAATATGAAAGTAAAATTTACGGTAGGAATTGGATTTATGAACGACCAAATAGATGTGTTTGACGTGGAGGATTTAGGATATTCAGAAGAGGAATGGAAAGAGTTGTCTCCTGATGAAAAATGGAAAGAGGCAGAGCATTGGGCTAATGAATGGATTGAAATAAATTACGAAGAAGTTAAATAAAAACATCTTTTATATGGAGAAAAATGAGCAAAATAGACGAGGCAATCCAAGTGGCATATCAATACGCACAAATTGACGGAGGGCATCATAAAATGTGGGTCATTGATCAAATGATTAGGGTGTTGCTTCAAGATCAGTATGATAAATTTATCAAAGAATATGAACAGTGTGGGTGCAATCCCCATATTGATGACGGTTATTGTGATGGTGGCTATGAGTGGAACGTTGGAATAGCACCTTAAATAAAAGCATCATTTTATCTAGGACGTTGGTGTAATGGTAGCATAACTGTCTCCAAAACAGTAGGCAATCTTGGGTTCGATTCCCTTACGTCCTGTAGAAATAAAAAGGAGAAAAAATGTGGATAGATAAAAGTCATGGATACGAAGCTGTACATATAAAAAATCATCCCATGGCAGATTCAACAGGCAGAATATATAAACATCGTTTAATTATGTATGAAAAACTTGGAAGGATTTTAGAATCTAATGAACATGTTCATCATATAGATGGAAATAAATTAAACAATTCTATAGATAATTTGGAATTAATGAATGCTGGTGAACATCATAGGCATCATTTATTGAAGCCAAACAAGATGCCGCCCAGGGTTTGTGCCATATGCGATGTTAAAACTTATAACAAAAAATATTGTTGTGAAAAATGTCGTGCTTGGGGCAGTAGAAAAGTTAGAAGACCAAGCAAACTACAATTGCAAAAGGACATATCAAGAATGTCTTGGGTAGCAATGGGTAAAAAATATGGTGTGTCAGATAATGCAGTGAAAAAATGGGCTAAAACTTATTTAATTTCCTATGCAAGGAGAAGAGCATGAATATTAAAGAATTGCAGGAAGATTTAGAAGTACTAAAAGATTATATAAAAATTATGGAAGAAAACTGGGATGAGATTTATGATATATGTCAATGGGTTGATAATGATAGTATTAGTGAAATGAGAGATTCGCTTAAAGAAATTTTTGAAATTGCTAAAAAGAACGTGTTAGATAAATAATGGCAACTTTTACTGTTTTGCGAGAGGCTGGTTGTGATGAAGCAATGTTGGGAATTTCTTTGTCTTACAATCAAACAGTTGTACGGGCCAGAGCAATTGCAAAAAAACTTGCAATGAAAGATGGGGGACATAATAAATTCTTAGAAAGTATTGTTGTATGGATTGATATTGTAGCTCCCAGGTATTGGTGGCAAGAGTTTGATACTTACAGGGTTGGCGTAACAAAGCAATCTGAGAGTACAATGCATACGCTTATGAAAAGACAATTAGATCAAAATGATTTTGCGAATACAATACCAGGATCCATACTTATTATTTTAAATAAATTAATAAGTATTAACAAATTGAAAAAAGCTAAAAGTCTTTTACCCGAATCATTTCTTCAAAGAAGAATTGTTTGTACTAATTATAAAGCATTGAGACATATGATTTCTCAACGCAAGGGTCATAAATTACAAGAATGGCAAGATTTTATTGTTGCTATGTATGATCAATTGTTGTATCATGATTTTGTAAGATAAAAGACACGTTTTATTTGGAGCAATGTATGAAAACAAATTTTTTTACTTGGAAAAGCAAGAAAAAGGAGTGGACTTATATATGGTTCTTTGAACCATATTTTAAATGGTATGATATTTGGATTGGAATGTATATTTCTGATCAGTGTGTTTATATTGGATTTTTCCCAATGGTTGGTTTAAGAATTGGGTATATTAAATCATACTAGATAAAAAATGTGTTTTATTTGGAGAAATTATGAATGACATAGAAAAAAGGATAGAAGATTTATCAAGCACTTTGGGTTATACGTTACATAAATCTCTGCGTAAAAGCCTTGACAGTAAAGAGGCATGTAAAGCATGGGATGCAATCAATGAATTGCACAATGTAGAATGGAATATTGTTTGTAACAACACTATGATAATTCTCCTGCAATTGATAGAACCAGATAACAAAAAATTAAAAGAATGGGTTAAAGAAAACCATTGGTATTTGGATATAACAAGAGAGAGCAAGGTTTACTAGATAAAAAATGTTTTTACTTGGAGATATGAATGATACGAATAATAAACAGAAATGATTTGAAAGCTGTTGGCAAGTATATTGACGAACTTGAAGCAGAGATTAAGAAATTAAAATCTGAAAGCGATTATTTATCCAATGCATTTATGGAAACAGAAACCATAGCGCCAGACGGGGAGCTAAGAGGATCCATTGCTGCAATGCAAAAGGAAATTGAAAGATTGAGAAAAACAATTGATGCAATATTGCATTTTGTAGAACGAATAGGTGGCGGCAGTGAATATACTAATCAATTCCCGCAGAGACAGATACAAGGCATTATTGACGAGATAAAAGGCTGATTTTATTGTGGAAATTATAAAAAAAGCACTACGAATATTAATATGGCTACCATTTTTACCTGTTATATGGCCTTCAATAATTATTTGGTGGGCATTTACAGATGAAGATGGGAACCCAAACCCAATTTGTGCTCCATTTATTGCTGTGACTTTATTTGTATGGTGGGGATTTGCATTTGTTCTTTTGCTTAAATAAAAGACTCATTTTATTGGAGAAAAAATATAATGTTTTGGAAAAGAAAAAAATATACAGTAGAAAATGTTTGGGGATGGTATTTCAAATTGTTGAAACGTTGTGAGAATAAGAATGTCGAACCTTTGCCTCCGTTTTCGATTCCATATATTTATGATGATAAAGAAGCAATAGAATATGAAATAGCCTATCTAAAGGGTAGAACAAAAGCTGACAATGAATATGAAAGAGTAAGGGAACTATATTTTAAATAAAGGATGCATTTTATTGAGAATACAACATGAAATTTATTTGTGAAAGAAGATCCTATCGCATGGATGATGATAGAAGTCCGTGTAAAAATGCAATAAGGGAAATTGTAATCTATACTGATACAAGAAGCGTAGACGATCCTAAGAAAATTCCATGTTATAAAAAAGATGATTCTGAATGGTGGATCGAAGGAAAAAATCATCGCGTTGAACACGGAGAAATAAGTAGAGATTTTGAACAAAATGGATGGACAATTGAAATGGGCAGCATTGAAGACTTACTTGAATTCATGGAAGAGGAGGGGCACTGTATAACTTTATCTTGGCATGGACATCGTGGCCCATATTTGATAGAGATAGTAGATGGATACTAAACAAAATTTTAGTTTTATTTGGAGAAATATGAGTGAAAAAGAAAAAATAGAGAATCTGAAAAATTTTATACTTGATAAAGCAAAGGAAAATAAAGTTGTTCTATTAGCAACTAATGAACTTATTGCTGTGGACATTAATGATTTGATTTTCAACCAACCAGTTGATGGATTGCTTTATGATTTGAATCGCCTTGAGGAAGTTGTACTCACACATATTAAAACTCAAAAATGGATAAATGATTTTGCTGTTGCAAAAGTTATTCGTAGAATGAGTGAACACATTGAAAAACTTGAAACAAAATTAAAAAATATGGAAGATTTGAATGATGGTATAAAGGATGTTTTACTTCATTATCCATCGTAAATAAAAGATTAGTTTTATTTGGAGGATTTAAAAAATGAAAATTAAAATAGGTAGGTCTCCCCACTTACAATTTTTCATTATCCCTTGGAGATATAAAAGACAATTAATGAAAGGCAAACAAGAGTTTATGATATTTATTTGGCTATGGTTTTATATAGAAATAAGAATAAAATGTTAATTTTATTGAATCTCAAACATATTTCTATTGATGAAATAAATAAAGACTATGGCAATGATTGGTTATACATTGGGAGAAGAAGTACTAAATATAATCTAACCGAATCCATTCTTCATAATCCATTTGTAGGAAAGCGATATGAGACTATTGAAAAATATCGTCATCATCTTTGGAAAATGATTAAAAATAAAAACGAAGAAGTTATTCAATTGCTTGATAATATGGGCAAAGGTAAATATAGTGCTTTAGTTTGTTATTGTGCTCCACTACCTTGCCATGGTGATATAATCATTATGGCTGCAAACTGGCTTATTAAGGAATCATATGCAAAATAAAAATATTCTTGTTACTGGCGCTGGTGGATTTATTGGTCATCATCTCGTTAACGATCTCAAGTCAAAGGGATATTGGGTAAGAGGTGTGGATCTTCATTATCCAAAGTTTGAAACCACTAAAGCAGATATATTTGAAATACTTGATTTAAGGAAGTGGGATAATTGTCTACAAGCTACTAGAAATGTTGACCATGTTTATGCTTTAGCGGCCGATATGGGCGGCATGGGATTTATTTCTGGTAATCATGCACAAATTTTGCACAACAACAGCCTTATCAATACACACACACTTCATGCTGCATACTTGAATGGTGTAGAACGATATCTTTATACATCTTCAGCCTGTATATATCCAGAATATCTTCAAGAAAGCGAAGAGGTTGTTCCTCTTAAAGAAGATGACGCGTATCCAGCCCAACCACAAGATGCTTATGGATGGGAAAAATTAATAAGTGAACAAATGTGTTTGCGCTATCGTTCTGATTATGGTTTTGAAACACGGATTGTTCGTTTTCACAATATTTTTGGAACAATGGGAACTTGGAGAGGCGGGCGAGAAAAAGTACCCGCTGCACTATGTCGCAAGGTAGCTTTAGCAAAACGAAGAAACGACTACACAATACAAATCTGGGGAGATGGTGAACAAACTCGTTCTTTTTGCTATATTGATGATTGTATAGAAGGCATATATAAATTAATGATGTCAAACTATCACCCTCCTCTCAATTTAGGACAAGATCGCATAATAAGTATTAATAGATTGGCGGATATTATTTGTAAAATTGCCAATGTTGAAGCGGAGTACGAACACATATCTGGGCCACAAGGAGTAAGAGGGCGTAATTCAGATAACACTAGACTAAAAGAAGTGCTTGGATGGGAGCCACAAATATCTCTTGAAGATGGATTGACAAGAACTTATACATGGATTGAGGAACAAGTTAATCAATTATCCTTGACAGAATGATGAATTAATGGTATAGTTATAGGTAGATCCCATGTAACTCAACTGGCAGAGTACGGTGCTGTTAACACTGAAGTTCCTTGTTCGAATCAAGGCGTGGGAGTGCGAGGGTGTAACTCAGTTGGTAGAGTGCCATTCTTCCAAATTGGAAGCCGTGAGTCCGAATCTCACCACCCTCTCTAGGAGATTAAACAAATGACAATATCAATCATCGGATTAGGAAAATTGGGGGCAAGCATGACAGCAGCCATTGCAAGCAAAGGTTTCAATGTTATAGGCGTTGATAACAATCAACAAACAATAGATTTAGTTAATGCAGGACATGCGCCCGTACAAGAGACTAACTTAGAAGAGACTGTAGCGGATAATAGTCTTCGCATTAGGGCGACCAAGGACTATACGGATGCCATTATGAATTCAGATCTGTCATTCGTAATAGTTCCCACACCCAGTAATCCAAACGGATCCTTTTCGTTAGAATATGTATCTGAAGTTTTTTATCAAATAGGTGAAGTTCTTAAAAATAAAAATGAATATCACAATATTGTATTGGCGAGTACGGTTCTCCCTGGCGCAACACGGTTTGGGCTGTTACCCATTTTAGAAAAAGTATCAAGTAAAAAATGCGGCAATCACTTTGGCTTATGTTACAGCCCTGAATTTATTGCTTTGGGGAGTATTATTCAAGATTTTCTCAATCCTGATTTTACCCTTATTGGAGAATTTGATAAACGCTGCGGTGGATACCTTGAAAAATTTTATTCAGAAATTATGGAAAACAATTCACCCTGTAAACGTATGAGTTTGGAAAATGCAGAGCTAACTAAAGTGGCTTTGAATACTTATGTTACTACTAAAATAACTTATGCAAATATGTTAGCTGATTTATGTGAACGTATTCCTGGGGGCAATGTAGATATAGTAACTGATGCGCTAGGGGCTGACACGCGTATTGGCAATAAATATTTGAAAGGTGCTTTAGGCTATGGTGGCCCTTGTTTTCCAAGAGACAATCTTGCGTTGGGTTATTTTGCAAATGCAATTGGTTCTGAATCTGGAATAGCGGAAGTAACAGATCAAATGAATCGGTTATTGCCTAGTCGCATTGTTCATCAATTAATGCCTATGATAACAAAAGAAACAACAGTGGCTATTTTAGGACTTGCTTATAAACCACATTCACAAGTAACAGAAGAATCTCAAGCAATGAGTTTGTTGCAAGCATTAAATAGAATTGATGTGCGGGTTGTTGGATATGATCCTTTGGTGGAAGGATATAATTCGCTCAAATATTGTTTAAAACGAGCAAACATTGTGTTAATTACTAATCCAGATCCAGTATTTAAATCTCTTACTGTAGAAGATTTTTTACCAAACACTACAGTAATAGATTTTTGGCGAATTCTTGACCAAGAATTATCTAATAAACTTAGAATTAATTATATTCCAGTTGGGCGTTGCATTAATGACAAACAATATACGAAACAATTAGCAAAAATTTGGAACCAATAAAACAAGTCTTTTATCTGAGGCGAAATAATGGTAATGGCTAACATAGCTGAGGCAATAGAAAAAGATATGGCAAATTATATACCATCTGGGTCATCTGCTGGATCATTTGTTCTTTCAGGAAATGCATTGGTTGGATCATTTATTAGTTCAGAAGATCTACAATGTGTATTTGGATCAGCGAGTCCATACCCAAAACATATGTCATTTGAGGATTGGCGATATGCCATCGAAGAAAGACTGCAGCGACTAGAAGAAAACTATATTCAATCAGAGGGAATAGTCAGGACTCATTGTGAATGGTGTGATAGCAATTCTGCTACAACTAAAAGAGGATGTTGTTGGGCTTGTGGCGCTCCTAAGCCAAAAAATAAAAAAGGAACGGATTTTTATCGTACTGTTACAGAAAAAATTTGGTTATCTGATGGGTGCGGAAGACCTTCAAAAATTGTTAAAAGTGCTATATCTGTATTTTTTAAAGATGGTACAGTTTGTAGCACTACATCATTGAGAGGCAAAATACAATTAGAACATGGGAGAAATGAAGAAGTTCAAATTGTATATATGACACTTGATGAAAACTATGAAAAAAGTACAGATACATTTGGCACATGGATAAAAGACATTGAAGAAATAGAACCTGCAGAATGGGATGAAGACTATGATCAATTCAATATTAGTAACAATACAAAACAACAATTAGTTAGAACACTTAAAAATTTTATAGGGAACAAATAAAACAAGAATTTTATATGACAAAACATAAAGGATATTTTGTATATGCCAACCCTGATAAAGAATGGGGAGATCATGTACATGGTAAAAATGCAACTCAGGCAAAATCAATGATGTGGAAAGCGTGGTCTTGGGAAATTGATGATTGGATAGATATGATGCCCTATAGGGATAAAAGCATTGATGAT